CTGTGCTCCCTCGCTTCGCTTCGGTCGCACACCAAATTTCCGTTTACAAACAAATTAATTTTCATCTAACTCACGTATTAAGTCATTAACATACTTTACACAGGAATCTAACTCGTCATACCCGTCCAAAATCATAGCACCCACAGTGATGTGAAGTTTGTCTATCACTTCTTTTTTGAACAGCACGGCATTCGCCTTGCTTGTATCAGACTTTTCTATCACCGTTATTGCGGAATCAATAATCCTTGTGACTTCGGATGGTGGCATCATGGGAATATCAGCACCTTTCCGCCAAGACTGATATTCTCTCATTTTTTTAATAAGTTCTTTTTTTCTCATGGCAAATCAGATATAGACTTTTTGACATCATCAAGCGACTTATCCACCCATGATGAAATTACACCGTTGTTTTTACCATAAACATACAGGCTTCCTTCCATAAAAAGATTGCCGTCATTATCTTGTTTAAAATAGATTTTGTTTATCTTTTCCACAAACTTTCTATTTCTCCAATCTCTGTACATTTTGAACAAATTCTTCATGTATATAATGTTTAATTGGTTATAAATTCCTAATAAATAAGGAGTGATTATAGGCTAAATGAAAGGAGGCCTATAAAACGCTCCTTATTAAATCTATGCGTGAATTTAAGATCCAGGCAACAGTCCATAAGACAAATATTGCTTTAAGGATCTTCTACGGTGGCAAAATCACCACAAAGATAATAATTACTGCCTAAATTTATATATATTATGAGTTATTCTTTTTGTGAATTAAGCATTAAGATAAAAGTTCCTGTTAATGCTGTTGGTGTCATCATTAGAAGTGATGGCACTCAAATTGAAATGAATTGATTTTATCTGTGGTGTCCGATTGTATATCAGTGCCTAAAGTATTTTTCATACAACACAACATCGTAAAATAATGCAGGGATAGCATTATCACGGGAAGAGAAAGTTACAGGCTTAGAAATAGATTTCAAAACAGATAACTTGCCCAACACAAAATTAAATATATCAGCTAAAGGATATTCACTCTTTATTCGTTTCATAACTACTAATAAAATCGGATGGAGGAAAACCCGAAATATGGCAAAAAAGATAAACCTCCATCCGCAAACAAAAACAAGAATTTAATCAATATAAGCAAAAACCACACATTTCGGACAGCATTGCAATGCTAAAAGGGTAAATCATCACGTCTTTCAGGCTGGACAGGTGCAGGTGATGGATCAGGTGATGGTTGCGGCATATCTATCTTAAAGCACCCAACTTCATTATAATATTTACCTTGGTATTCTCTTGCTCTGATTTCAAGATGGGCAGTAATGGTATCACCCTCTTTCAATTGAAGATCACACAGGTTTCCCATTACATAGAAATACACCTCTTTGGTATAGGTAGCACCAATTTCCTCAACGAGAAAATTTCTCTTCTGCCAAGGATTACCTGCCTTACTTGTACCAGTCTGTAACTGACCTACTTTCTTTACTTTACAATTTAATACTAAATCCATTTTTTTTATTTTTTATACTTTTCCTCTTTGATTTTGTCCAATTCTCTCATTGCGGACAGCCTTCTTTTGTGAGCGTCCACTCTTATCCAGAAAACCTTCCAACTAACTTCCTTACCGTTAGTTGTGTTCTCTTTAAGTATCTTGCCACATTTAAAAATCTCGTTGACAAGATAATCATACCGTTCTTTATCATAGCAATATCTCATGCGACAAAAGTAATATTAAAAAATAAACTAACACAGAAAACAATACTAAAAATAGTTAACTAAATGGTTAATTCTTCCTCTTCCTCTTTCGACAATGCTTCCACATCACCATCTTCACCTTTAGGGAAATACAGTTCGTCAAGATAATTGCTCGCTTCACTCTTTTCAGTGAAACTCTTTATAACACTCCCCCGTTTGCTAACGACACGGTAACTAATATTATCCTCTGCTACAACTTTGTAACAATTTAAATCATCCACATCTACAACATCGGGAGCATTATCATCAATACGCATCATGCTCAATATATGAGAATACTCGTTCACCTTCACCGTACAGGAAAAAACATTAGGAACTGGTTCTATTATCAATCCGGCATTTATCAATGAATCAAAAACAGAACGCCTGGGCTTGTATTTCAGTTGCCTCCTTATAAACTTCAACGTTATCATATTATCTCCCCTCTGTGCGGATAATACGCACAAACGTAATACCCGTAACGCATCAATACTACATAGAGGTGAAAGGTACTTGTACAACTGGACAGGAGTAAATTTATGGAAATAATCAAATTCCCCCTCTTCCTCTATTTCCCTTACACGCCTTTCCCTTTCTTTATTTCTTACCGTTAAATTAGTAGTTTTCCTTACAGACATAGACTACCCTTTCCATGTATCGTTTTCCTTTATCCATTTACGTTCATCATCACTAAGATCACCTGTTGATTCACGATGATATACACACTTGTTGCATAACCCTGCCTTGGCACGTACACACTTGTCGCAATCGTATGGGAAAAACGCTATGGTGGTCTTGTCATAGAAATCCTCACTAGCATCATCGTCAGAAAGCCATCCTTTGAACTTTGCAAGCATATCAAGCGCACCTTTCACATCCTTAAAATCAGCAGTGTCTATATCAGAACGCTTTAGGAAACTTTCTATAAGGCTTATCGCATCTTCAAATTCAAGGTTATCCTTGTTTATCAAAGTCTTTGTCTTTTCCTTATTCTCACCTTCCAATACACGCCTCATGGATGGTGTCACATAATCGGAAGCAAGCATGGAAGATTTGGCATAATTGACAATCTGGGTTATTCTTGGAGAGTTCACCCATTGCTTGGCTTTCATAAGCAAAGAACGCTCTGACATACCCTCGTCAACAACGTGCGTAGCCTTGTAAAACAAGACAGGATTGGTATCTATGACATAAGCGGACGCAGCCCATAACTCCATCTCATTCGCATCATCAATATGCTTTGCTATATCAATCTTCTTCTGTTTTTCATCGTCAATAAGAAGATTGTTACTAAGGGGAAGTTTACCCCATCCTTTATTCAAACCCATTACCTTTCCTCCTTTATCTTAGATTTTATCTCCCTTACCCTCTCGTCAAGTTCAGAAGAATATTTAAAAAGATTGTATATGCTACTCCTGTCAATACATAGGAAATCAGAAATATCAGACATACTTAAACCCATGTCACGCATAACACAGCACACAAGCGCACGGTTCATAACAATATCATGCTTCCTACTTTTCCTGTTAATATCAGTATCGGAAAGACCGCTTGCCGCTAAAACTCTCCGATACATCAAAGCATTGTCAGCCTTTTTCCCCATTTCTCACATTTTCCTTATCTACAATTAATTGCATTATATCAGCGTAGCCAGCCAAGTCAACCATATTGTCACGCTTTTTATGGAATCCCTGTCTGCATAGTTTTACAGCTATCTGTACAGCAACACAGTCATAAGGAGATAATTCCTTTCCCGTAATCAAAGAAGCCATCTTGGAAATATTTTCAAAATTGACTACTGCATCACCATAGTCAGACTGCCTGCTGTTGTTGCGGATATCCTTTGCTTCATCAAGGATGCTTCTCTCTTTAACATGATCAACATAAGCAATACAATCTGAGAAAAGAATATACTCTTTACCCTGGTCATCCGCGCAAAGAAACTTTTCACCATTATCAAAACAGTATTTAACAGTGACAAATTTACCGAACACATTTGACTTGCTTACAGAATCTTCACCGTGAAGTGAAATGTATTTATCACGGTTTATAATTTTCACCCTGCTATTCAACGTAACTCTAATCATAATAAATCACCAACTTTTATGTTATCCGCATCCTTCTTATCAGAAAAGAAAATACGATCATACTTCGTTTCACCAAACTCAACAAACATAGCTAAAATAAAATACTTGTTCAGTACACTATCATAACCCTTGTCGTAAATCTTGTTTATCTTTTTTGTTTTCATACTTACTTACCTGCATTGTTTGTGTGACCAAAACCTCCATCACCCCTATCCGTTGAATCAAGGCTTTCAACCTCAACAAATTCAACCTCAATATAATTACTGAAAAGAAGCTGAGCAATCCTCTCCTTGGCGGCAATATAGAAAGGCTCTTTCTCAAAACTCTTCACTATAACACCGATACAACCAGTATAGTCACAATCAATAACACCATCCAACACATCAGCGTCATGATACTTCCCGTCAACACCAATAATACCTTTCAGAGAAAATCCACTTCGAGGCTTGATAATAGCCTTCATATTTGATGGCATCTGAATGGCTATTCCAAGTTTAATCAGGTTACGACCTTTTCTTATCAACGTGTTGTCAGGAACATACAAATCATACCCGGCAGCACCATCAGTTTTTTTTTCGGGAAGAACTGCATCCCGTCTTAATTTTACAAATTTTACTTGATTCATTTTTTATTTCCTTTTCTCTTTAAATCATACATAGCGCATTCCCTGCTTCGATAAATCTTGCTTGCAGGATAAATCACATCATTGACAATAACAAAGCCGACAACAGGATCTGTAATTGGAACAACTTCACCATCAACAATAGTAAAATTATTCTCGGATAAAAGCCTTCTCATGGCAGCAATCTGTTCGAGAGTAGCCTTTGAGATATCATAGTTGTTAGAAAAGTTAAACTCTAAATTACAGATAAGAACATTCTTGTCCTTATATAAGAAATTAGCTTTCAAACCACCAGTATTAATAAATACATAATCTATTAAATCTCCTGTCCTGCTTTTAGCAAACAGGAAATCTCCTTTCTTGAAATCGTCAATCTTGACTAGTTCATAAGTGCGCTCATCAATCTTCTTCAATGAATACCCATCAGGTAGTTTTATTACACTTGCATCTGTCTTACCCATTTCTTTCCTCCGTGTTTAACCGAAATGCAGCCTCCCTAGCCTGATCCTTCGTTCTATACAACTCTATTTTTTCAAACATACGACCATCATCACAGTCATACGTACACAAGGTGACAGCCCACATATTACCACGTGGAGAATAGAAATACCTGCCGTAATCCTTTCCCATCACCTTACCGTCAATCCTTATCTCTCCTTTATTAGCCATAACACGCCTTATTTCCTCACCCCAAACTTTTTCCTAAATTCATCAGCAGAACACGCTATGCGCTGACCTAGTTGGTCCACATACAAAACAGCATCTTTAATCATTTTATCATTATCACTAAGCATATGGATAACACTGTCAACGACACACTCTTTGCCGCTACCTAATTCTACATACTTATTACCCATGACAATGCAGTCTTTTTCCTTCAAAGGAACAATACGTTCAATCTTGCTTTCACGATATTTTTTCAGTTTTTCAAAGAACTCACGGTGCATTACACGCTCGTTCTCATCCATCACATGATAAAATTCACAGCAAATATCGTGAACATTCTTTACCGTATTAATCTCATCAAGGTTGTCAATAACATTCTGCAATGCGTCAAAGAAATTCACATCATGCTCATCCAATACTTCTTCCATCATTCTATCAATGGAAGCAATAGCCGCGTTCTTAAAATCAATATCGTCACAACGAAATCCCAAAGAGATATAATTACGCAAGGAAAGAAGGTTTTCCTTAAAATCAATTCCTACTTCAATATCCATTCTCTAAATTTTTTAATGTTAATACTATCAAAATTATTAATAACAGCATCTCCGATATCATCGTTATGCTTCAATCCAAAAGACAGGATAGGGTGTTCCCACCATCTCGCCACACGTCCTTTGTCACCCCACAAAGATATAGCTTTATTATCAAAGTCGGGGAACAAAATAACATTTTTTGGCAATTTATTTCCAATCTGGTTCATTCCGCCACAAGCTGTCCATATAAAACCGTTACCAAAAGCCATAGAAGCTATTATGGCGGTTTTTTCCGATTCAACCATACAAGTTATCGCATCGCTGCAATAATCCCCTAAAAACGGCTTAAAATAACCACGATAAGTAAACCCTTCTCCCGTAGTAAACTTCCTGAAAGCATGGGTTTCCTTCTTCCTGTGACCGTTCGCCCCATATCTTATCCTGTTGTCATGGCACACGTTACCATCCTTGTCGGAATACCAGAACACAGCGGATTCCCTTCCAAGACAGCCTACCTTATACCTTGAAAACACATCATTCACGGAATCAACACCGAAAACACCTGAAAGGTACTCGTACAGGTTATTACCCTTCCAATGACCGGCATCGCTAAGCCTGTCAACATACTTCACATCAACAAACTTTGATTCCTGTCTACCCGAATCATACTCCCTCTCGTAGAAATCCTTCAAACTCATCCTGCAACCTTCCGGGCTTGACAGAATCCTAAAAGCATCAGAAGCACTACTGCAACCGGGAAGATAAGACACGAGAAAATCAAACAGGTTGACAGAATCACCTCCCTGCTCGGTAACGGTAATACTGCCCGACTTGTTCATATAGAAAACCAGCTTATCCTTCCTGCTATGGCTCTCCAGATTTATCCGGGCAGGCAATGTCCACCGCTTACCCCTACGCCTTAAAGGAAGCCCAAGCACAGTATCAAGATTGGCAAATATATACTCATAATCAATAGAACCCATGCTACTTAAAATTACGCCATCCCTGTTTTATATCCCTAAAGAAATCCTTCAACGTATAACGATAACCGTCAGGATATCCTAGAAAATCAGAAAGGCATGAAACATATCCTCCAGGCTTACGTCCACTCGTCCATCGGTACACCATTTCGGCAGGAACCATAAACACAAGAAGAACAAATAAAATGTCAACGTATATGAGAAACATGACAAAACGAACAAAACACCTCATAATCATTCCTCCACATCCCCTAAAAGAAGTTTCTTCGCATAACGCAACGCAAACTCCCAATTGTAATAAAACGTACCTAGCAAATCAAAGAACAGGCTATACACGGCATCCTTGTCTCCATCGGGAACGGAATACATGATATCATCCATCATACGGATATCATCACTGAACCTGGCATTCTTTGTCGTATAACGCCACAAACCGCCAACGGCAAGTATCTTGGCGTGTTCATAAACATGACCGTCAATGGAATATACATCACAAACGTAATCATTAAACCAATCCTCATTGTCAAGCACACCACTAACAGGACTTGCCGACAAAATCATATTAACAAACACACCAAAATGACAATACTGCTCTATCTTACCCGAATCATTGTCAAACTCAACCTTGAAAGCATCCTTGCCGCCCTCATTAATACTGGAAACCATGTCACTTACGTAAAGCGTCTTTAACCACTGGCTGAAATTATACCTTTTCAAACCAGTCCTGTTACGGGATTCATTTATCGCACACTGGGCATCAGACACACATACATACCAATCAGAAGTAACACGAATACTTCTATCAAATAAAACAATCTCTTTATTATCCATACACAATAAAATTTTTCAGCAAAAATACATATTAAAGTAATATGGTAAAAACAATAACGGTTAAACAATATTAAACAGATAACCTATTCTCCTTCCATTTTTTAGCTTTCAACAAACCAACACGGACAGCTTCATTGTTATTCCATTTAAAAATGTCACACATAAGAGATATATATTCATGAATCTTATCTCTATACAACAACTGTTCTTCTGTTGCGTGTTGCCAATCTGTTGTTATACCACATTCTTCTTTTATCATAGTGCACAATAAAGACATAGCTTTTGAGAACTGGCTTTTATTGGAACAATTATTATACAGCGCACCAGTCATTTCCTTAAATGAATCACCGCTATCATTACGATATTCAAGAAGTTTGTCGAATAACCATTCATACACCTCAACTTTTAACTTTGGATTTATAGCCAACGCCAAATCCAAGAATAAAAAAGGATGAACCCATGTATGATGTCCTCTACCCCTTCCGCTGATAATAACAGTACCATACTTTTTTTCTAACTCTACAATAAACTCTCTTGTATTATTGCTTTGCCGCCATTCATGCCATGAAAACAAAGATTTACCATTTTTTAAAAGCCAATTATTACCAGCTTTAATCAAATCCGTAGCAGAATACATTCCACTATCAGAAACAGTTATTTTTTGACCAAAAATAGATGTATCCATATCAATAAGTTTTATATAACTCGAAATTATTATCCATAATACATTTATAGACTATGCCAATAAACTTTCCAATATTAACTTTGTTGTCTATTCTAATGATCTTATACCCCTTGCCTATTAAAAAGTTGGTTCTATTGATTTCATCAATTTTATCATATCCAATATGCCTGTTTTCATCTATTTCAACTACAATAGATTTATTAATTAAAATATCAACACAATATGGCTCTATAGGATACTGCCTTTCTATCGTAAAATTAATCCCAGATGATTCCATAAATGATTTCAATTCAAAGAAAAACTCACTTTCGTCTATTTTTCTCAAAGATATATCAGAATCAGAAACTAATCCTTGGACAAAAAGCTCGTGTATAAAAAACTTTTTCTCGAACAAAGAAAGCCTATAAGACTTAGATATCCATTCTTTAATACATTCTCCATTAACAAGGACACAACTTCCTCTTCCTTTTTTACTAGGACGAATTATGTTATCTTGATTAAGACTGTTTAATTCAGTATGTTTAAAAGAATTACTTCCTATAAACACATTAAAAACAGACGATTTAAACCATCCATCTTTAACACTTTCTACTTTTACATTATTAAATGTATATTCCATATCTCCTTTTTTATGCAAAGATATGGAATATACATCAATAAACAAAACAAAAAGGGTATTTATTTATCATAAAACAAACCACCATTAGAACGGCAAATCCTCCTTCATTATATCATCAGCCTGTTGGAGAAGATATTCGTCAGGATTATACTTCCGTCTTAGGACAACCTGAAACAGCCTGTTCCTATTTTCATCCCACGCGGAAGTGACGGAATAGCCTTCCTGGCGTATCATGTCAACCATCTTTCTCTTGCTGTAAGGTCTTACGCCACAGTCATTGCAGTATGCTATGTATTTCACATACAGGTCACGGTCACGGATAGCCGATTCCTCAATATCTCCCGAAGAATCATACCCCGAATCGTAAAGATAGGACAGGACACTGTTGGAATCACGTCTTGCATTCTCCGTAACGGATTCTATCGTATAACTTCTCGTAAACTCACCTTTATTCTTAACAAACCGTCTTGCGCCCTCTATTATCCAGTTGATAATGGCTGCCGATTCCTTTGACAGCTTCAACGGAAGAGATCTGTCCTGTTCCGATTCCTTAAACACACGATAGAACGGAATGACAAGGGAGCGTCTGAAATGACCGTAAGTCTGGTCCGAAACGGAAGGCATCTTGTTAAGGTTGGCCATAAACGGCGGCATCATGTCGGCAAGGAAAGGCTCACCGAACGGAAGGCGCGCCATAGTAGGCTCACCGGATATGAACTTCTTATACTTGCCACCGCTCACGTCCTTCCCACCCATCTCGGAAGCATAGTTGAGCAGCTTGCCGTTTATCATAGCTATATTGTACTCGCACGTAGACTTGTCACCAGACAGATCAGCCATCTCCATATACGACACATTGTCTTTCCCCAGGGCATTGACAACAGCGTCAAAGAACACCGACTTACCGTTACTACCACAACCGAGAAGGTAACACATCTTCTCCATCTTGATCTTCTTCCTGTCAACAAAGGCACACCCCACAAACTCCTGCAAGGCATCCTGTGTGTCCTTCACCGGGATCACATCGTCCAAAAACTTCTCCCACAACGGGCTGCGCGCCAACGGGTCATAATTGATATTGATACGTATGCACGATTCTATCATGGGCGAGAAATCGAACGTTTCCATCGTTTCCGTGTCAAGGACACAATTGTCAAACGTGATGAAGTTACGCTTTGGATTGAATATCTCATGCGTCACGTTCTTCACGATGGTACGGTAGAAACGCTCGCTCGTATCGGTCATGTACAGTTCGCTAAGACCGTTTATCCGGCACAAGTCCATACACAGGCGCATCAGATCCTCCTTCATCATGGGAACGAATATCTTACCGTCAAAAGCCATGATAGAACCGCTCCTGTGGCGTCTGAAATTGCACTCCCTGCACGCATCGGCTATATCCATCTCGACCATAGCGGATATGGAACGTTTCCACTCGCCTTCATCCCTTGCTTTACGGAAACCGCGACCACCGCCCTTGTCCGCCAGCTTTCCCATAACGGAATCAAGGATGTATTCATAAGAAGCCTTTGCAGATTCAGCGACAGTCATTTTCCCCTCCTTTCTCTACCGATTCTACCTGGTCCAACGATTTCTCCCGGTCCACAACCTTCCCGAACATTACAACGGGATACAGGTCATAATCGTCCGTTGATATGTCAGGGCGTGCGTCCATATCGTCAAGGGAAGAGTACACGTCCGCGATGTGCTCCAGTTTCCTGCACACGATGGAATCACGTCTTATCCCGTAATACTCTATAAGGTCAGCCATGTACTGTATGGTAATGTCCTTGAACCATGTGAACGCATCGTCACGTGTCCTTGCACCGTCACAGCAGGTATTGAACGTGTACCCGAAACGCCTCATCTTCACGAAGTAGCTGTTCCGCCACAACGATACCGACTTGTCCATCTCGCTCCCTGCATTGCGTATGGCGGTGACGATGCTTCCCGGCATGAGCGCGCACCGTGAAACGCGAGCGGCGGAAGGCTTCCCGTTCGCCCCGGTCCCATCCACCATATCCACATCTGGCACGAACCTTAGATCATCCACGCTCCTTCCGCCCACAACGGACGTGTCATGCCGCATAAGATAGTCGGCATCCACGATATGACCGTACTGCCTTACCTGGCCCTCACACCACGAAGCAAATCTCCTTAACGACCGTTTCCACTCGGAAGGAAGCACATACCCGTACCTTGCACATATCTCCGCTATATGCTTCCTCTCCTTCTCCCATTTTCTCTTCATCTTCCTCTCGTACTCCAGCACCTCACCCTCCACGCTGACACCAGCGACCTGTGCAGCCATAGACTTTGCAGTTAAAGGTACGGGCACACGCTTGATGAATGACGCTTCCGACACGAACACAGCCTTTGTTCCGTCCTCCAGAGGCTCGTCAAGTTTAAGACAGCAGTGACGGTCCCTGAAGCTGACGAGCGTAACCCACCCGAACAGCCACGTCTGAACCCTCATGCCCTTGTACCAACGCTCCCTGTCGGGCATTGCATCGGACAGGCATACGACACGCCTTGATTCGGGCAACCTAAGTTTAATCTCTATTTCTTCTTCCATCTTTACACACACATTTATATGTTTTTACCTGCAAATATAGCGCAAAAAACAATACGAAAACATATAGTTAAATTAATTAACTGCAAATGTTTACGCTATTAACAAATACGTGTTTAGAAAGATAGTTTATCTTTCTTTACACAATATTTTTTACTTTCACGTCCACAGTATGCTTTGAATAGTAAAAGTAAAAAATATTGATTGTTGTTATTTTTTACTTTTGTAATAATTTTTCTCATTTTAGTTAAAATGATTTAACTATAATTTTTTATTTACTTGTTATTTTCTACGTTAAGAAATGTAAAATTGACTTAATTTAACATAAAATAAAAAATCTCAACACCGATAGTTGCATATGCAACTAATTGATTCGGGAAAATTCGTAAAAAACCTACGAAATTCGTTGATTTTTCGTAGACTTCGTAAACTCTTCGTTTTTCAACACTTGTCAAGAAACTCGCAAAAATTAGTGGTTAAATAGCTGAAAACAAGCTGTTTAGCCTTGTCAAAAAAAATTGAATCGTAACCCTATACGAAAAAATCCCCTATTAATTTACGTATTAAATGTTAAAAGTAATATATATTTACAACACATACATACACGTACACCTTACATACTCTATTACAATACATACACATACACAATACATACACATCACATACACATACAGACACCAAAACTGCATACGTAATTTAGTATAGATACATATCAAAACGACGAAATCAACGAAGAATACTGTAAACCAATAACTTATACTGCAAAAAAAGATATAAAAAATGCAACCACACCTACGAAACACACCGAAAAACCTACGATTTTCGTAACTTTTTATGTAAAGATTTATCCGATTTTGTTGAAAACTACCGAAAATACACCACCAAAACGCAAAATCAGCCATCCGAGCAAAATTTGGGGGAAAAAAATTTTCAGAAAAAAATTTATCGGAAGCGACACACCCGCTGCGAAGCCTCTACAAAAGGGGGTATAGTACTGATTTACAGGCTATTGAGAACGTTTATCTATCACGATTCTCAACGTTTGTAAATAAAAATAAATTCTTTTCTACGACAATCGAATTTTGAAATCTTTACAAATAAAATATCTTTACAAGTGACTTCTACGAAGATTTCGTAATTCCCTCACGTTCAGACACTTACAAACAAATTTAACACAAATTAACATTGAAAAATCTTGAAATTAAACATAATATAGGTATTGCACGGTCGGATCTATTAATATTATGCAATATTAATTTAAAATATGTATATAAACTGTATTGATTTTGAAAAAAAACGAGCTTAATTTATAATGAATGTTAATGAAATATACAACCTAATCAAAAACGCTGTATGTTTGCAGTGTCGGAAGGACAAAGCGATATATGACATATTGAAACAGCTTGCCACGGTGAGAGCGTGGTACAGATCCGCAAACCAGGATAAGCGGAATATAAATAGCGGTTTAGCTAGCCACGATGCAGAAGTACGGATAACTTGATAATGGAGATAGAAATCTAGTACGATATGTGATTAGCTCCTGATACAATATAATGTATGTGCATGTACGTATCTTATACGTAAGTCTTAATACTGGTCGGTATATATAAGCCGTAAAAACATACGATATGCACATATTGTAATGTAGCTACTACGATAGTGGTAACGGTTACAAGCCCGTATAGATACAGAGTACAATTAAAAACATTATATATTATGAAAGCAAAGTTTAATATTAATTGCCCGCTCTCATTAGATGAAGCTAATGAAATACAAAATATGTTTAGTTTATATGACATAGAATTGTATTGCGGTATTGATCAGTACGTTATAACTAATCTAGGTATGAGAAAGTTTAAGTACGGTAAAACCAATATAAAAAACAATATTGTAAAGAAAATAGAGTATATAATTAAAAACAATATATAAAACGAAAAAACAAGCTATAGTCGAATTTAAGCGCAATTTCGGGAACTTTAAAGGTTTTGTAAAAAAAGAATGGGAAATAATTATTAACGATTAAATATTACAATTATGGAAACAAAGAATTTATCCTACAATGTGGCAAAATATTTCGTAGAAAATGGAGTAACCTACAAAATGAACGTGTGTATAAGTTTGGGCGACTGTTGCAAAAATGGTGTATGTGATTGGAGTATCGCGGCCGACATTTACGAAAAACGTAGAAACGGGCGTTTCGTTTTGTGTGCTAGTAATTGTTGTCACGAAGAAATATTAAAGTGTTTTCCACAGTTTAAAACGTTTATTGACCTAGGTTTGTGCAACCATTACGGGCAACCTATGTACCCCGTTGAAAATGGCTTCTACCACCTTAAAAACAGTGACAAGGAAAAGACAATGAACTACCTACGTATCACTGAAACAGAATACAATACATTACGTGATAGTGCAGAGGATGAGGCGTACTTTACATACCTACTATATACCCTAGGAATCGTAGACCGTTGGGAACAAGAAAGTTTAAAAGCTATAAAGCAATTAGAAGCCTTAACGGGTAACACATGGGAAAACCCATATAAGCCCGAAAACGAACGTTTTGTATTAAGATTGACGGATGAAGAGCGTACACTAATTGAAAACAGAATCAAGGACGGGTATTATACTAGTGAAGCCATACAGGAACGGAAAGACCAGAAAAAACGTGAAGAATACGAGAAAAAACGCAATGAAATAATTGCAGACTGTGAAAAATCCATACAAGAAGCGGAAAACAAAAAGCTAGTTATGTTGGCCGTTCTTGACGCCGGAATTTCTCTTAAAAACGCAATATACTACAATCATAGCAATGAACTTGCGTTTAATTGGAATGACTACGAAACAAAGATAACGCAAGAACAGTTTGATGAATTTGTTAAAACAGTTGACAAAACCAAACTTCCAGAAAACATAACTTTTAAACTGAAATAACAATGAGAACATTTTTTGAACAAGTAGAAACAAGATATCGGGCAATTAAAGAATGCCCTTTTACGCCCACACATGTTGCCAAAGTTTTTGGCGGTTATATGTGTTTTGAAAGCGATAATGATTATAGAGTTTGGAAGAATCAAAAGTAATAATTTAAAATAATTAAAGATATGAGAACGAACAATAACAACCTAGTAGATTTTTCAAAAGAATATACATACGTAGCTTCTGAAAGTTTGGTTCAAGAAGCAAAAGAAAAACACAGTAATATATACCTTAATTTCTCATACACAAATTACGGAGGATCGTTTTTGGACAAGGTTATAATATCTTACTTTAAAGAATATTACCCGGAAAATATAGTACATGAGAGAACAGCATGGTACGGTGAGAACGCGTTTGTTTTTGGGAAACCTGCAAAAGAATTATTTCAACAAATAGAAAACGGAAATATACTTGATTTTGACAATTTAACAGATTATTATTATGCTAAATTTTACGAACAAGTAACAGAAGAGGCAACCAATTTTATAAGCGACTATGAATTAAATAATAATTTACATGAAATTATTTGCAAATGGCTGTGTACAAATGGTAGCCCTAAACCTAATTTTGTAGATTATTCAGATAATGATTTAAATAAATATTTATATAAAAATGGATACCTATAACAATATGGAAGCAAAGAGAATAACAATTAATCAAGCGAAAAAAGTATTGGAAAACATAAATACCTACGTACATGTAGGTAAGTTTGAAACGGGTCTAAGAACCAACTTAAAGCGCGTTAAATCAAAATGTTATACTACTACTTATGAGTATAATGGATTTTTAGAAAATGCAACAAAATTGGCTATTATTGCTGAAGTTAACATATATAGAGTTTTTGAGGTGGAAAGATCCGAAACATGTTATTACCTAAAAAACGACTATACGGAATATAATATATATATTGATAACAAAACAAAATTTTATTATACCGAAATAAAAGGTAACAAATTTATAGCTGTTACTTATATGGGTGTATGCAATGTATACCAATTGTTTTCGGAAATACTTCCTATGTCTGGAAACACGGAAAACGAAATAAAGGATAAATTGATAAACGTATATAACGAACTGCAAACAGGTAAGGAAATACAAGTTAAAACAAATGTAGGTTTATTAAATATAAATCTCATGAAGCCTGAAAATTTCGCCCTAGTGATAGAAGGGCGTACCGTTCATACCTTACCAAATAAATTTGAAACATTTTGCGATTATCTTAAAAAATTCATGTTATGATTGAAACATTAATATTACTTGGTTGCCTGTATCTATCAATACGGGTAACTGATTATATCGAAAAACAGAAACAAAACAATAACAATTAAAAACGTAACATTATGGAAAGAAGAAACGACGTACCCAATTTGCTTGCAATTTATATACGCAATACGCGGGAAATATACGATATTACAACATGGTTGCAAGATTGTCTAATCAAAAAAATAAACAATGGTGTACAACTACAATTAGAATACCTTGCAAACTGTAGCACAATGAAAATAATAATCAGAGAAGCCGCCAAACTGTTATATAAGTATGATGGGATAACACCCACAAAACAGGAAAAACAGGAAGCGGCCCGGGAACATGTCAAATATATCCTTGACAGTGTGCAATACTCCATTAAAAACGCCAATACCGATATATTACCCATAAAAACAAAAACATTATGATACAATTTACTATTGACAGTTTTAGCGGCGGTATATCAGGCCGCCCGTATAAGTCAATTAAGGACGCTATACAAGACGGTGGGTACTCCGTATGGTGCAACGAAAAGATTAAAAAAGCATTCAGCTTCGGGAACGGCACGGAAAAAGACTTTAAAAGATATTGCAAAGACAATAAATGTAAGATTATAAGCGAAAACGAATTTTACAAAGAATTATATTCTTTGCCGTTGAATGAGCAAGAAACACATGTTAAATTTATTCGGGAACAATTAAGTCATTACAATAACCTATAAAACGGGAAACAATGAAAAAGAAATACGCCAAAGACCAATTACAGGAAGCGATTAAAAGCATAAACAATATATGTACAAACAATGTCGGATGTTTTCAAGAGCCGATAATATCAAGTAGTTGCCCGACATTTGACAAAGCAACTGCAAACTATATTCAAAAACGACTTAATATATATCTGCAATCGTGGGTATTACTAAGACTCGATAGGGTATTAAACGAATTATCCAAGTAATTTTTAAATATATGGAAAAACAGGAATTTATAAAGAAATACAATGATATCAAAGATGATATTATTAAGTCAATGGATAAAGCCTTAAAACGTGCTTTAGGTAATGAAGTAATAAAACTGGACGACTGTAAAGGTAATTATCTAGATGTTTACCCCTTGTTAGGTGCGGTTTTACAAAAAGAGTTGAGATATATATTAGACGGTAGCCCTACTTATAGCCGTTCTTTAAAACGAAAAGCAACCGAATATAAGAACAATTTTATGATATGGCACGATTATGCCGGAGATTATAAAAACAAATAAACATTATTTTCAATGAAAAAACAGAATCTTAAAAAAGAGTTATCTCCTATCCTAGAGAATGAGCATATGCAGATAGGGACGTTTAAAGCAAACAGAGAAATTAACTCCTACTCAATTATTAACAATAATATAAATCTCATAAGAGATAATATTAAGTTTTGGCAAAACTATGACGGACATAAGTTACCCGAAAAACAAGTCAAACGAACGTATTATAACGGCACTAAGACACAAAAAATAATCAAACTGTACAGAAGTACGCCCGAATTGATTAAGTTTGTAAGAGAGCACGCAAACGACTATAATACGTTAAATCGAAAGGACGTACCTAGATGCATAAATATTGATGGTAGGCGGAGTGAACGTTATTTTTCCGTATATATCGAAAAGTTTGGGAACGTGCGTTTTGATGAAGTGTTAAGAGTTTTCCCATTATTACCAAAAGCATATTTGAACGAGTAATGAAAGTAATAAGAGTTTTAAAGAGAATACTAACCGACTCAGATATTATAGACCTGTACGGTATGTATTGTGATTTTTATAAAAATATACAATAATTTAGATAGCATTTTACGCAATTTGTTAGTTGCTGGAAACATTGTAACCGTACCGTTTGAACAAATGAGAGAGATACGCAAAGAACTGGGCTGATTTGTTAAGCCTGTCATTTAGGGAATTAAGATAAATAGGATTGCCTGGTATGGAGAACAACAAACAGAGCAACACTGTTACCGGGTGCAATTTTTGAATTAAAAAACAAAAGATATGAATATTATTACAGATAAGGCGAAAGCTCCTGCAAAGCTACGTTATAGGGTGAGCAATAACAGCGGAACAATAAATAAGGAGTTCGGCAAAAATCAACAAGCGGCCTATGACTTTGCAAACGAGATGAAAGAAACGGCAACCATACGCGGATATTTTGTTTTTAAACATAGAGGGCAATGGCAAACGAATACGGTATTCATTGATCATGTATTTAAATAACCAACTATCCCGGCGTGGAGAACAACAAGCGGATCGCCACCGCCGCCGGGAACTATTTATTAACTTAAAAATAAAAAGACATGGAAAGTACATTCAAGTTGTTAGCTACTGACAGACAGGCGCAAATACTATTCAACAACTATTGCGTTAAACTGATGGAGTTCAAAGGGGATAAAGAAAGTTATCCAGAAATGAATATAAATAATGAAATAATTTACCCGTGGCGTGTTACATTACGGCATAAAGAAGAATTAGGCAAACTTCGTGGGGTGTATTCATTTGAAAAACTTGTAAGTATCATTTGATTTAAAAATAATCATTATGAAACGAATTGAAATTTTGGCTTTATTATCATTAAGTCTATCATCATGTAGTGAATACTTCGATAAACAACAAAGTAAGAATGAACTAAAGAAAAAGTATTCTTTCGCATTAAATTACTATGTTGAAAGATTGTCCGTTATTTGAATCATACAGAGATAGTATCAACAAGTACACAATACTTTCAAATGAACTTGATTACTAACTTAAAAACAAAAGAATATGGGAACGAGCAATCAGCTAAGTATTAAGCAAATTATTTGTTTTAACATTATAGCGGCTGAAAAAGTTGCCGGGAATATATGTCAAGGTCTTGCTGTTAAGCTAGGGAAAGCGTTTATATACGATAACCGTGATATTGATGTCAATGAAATCTCATACATTAGTCAACAATGTGAGATTGCGCTTCAAAATATATCCAAATTAGGTCTTACGGAAGCCAAGAACAATGAAATGAATAATATAATAGCTAAATATAATGGGAACGAACAATAAACAATCCATCCTGGAAGGACGGAAATGGGATGTGATAGAGAGTGTTGACGGATATTTTTCCGGGGAAAAGAACGGAGTTATCATACAAGGAACGACAATGAGTGATCTGTATGAAAAATGTAAATCTTTTGATATAGCTTCGGTTATGGAGAAGATTAAGACGGGTGACAATCTGAACGACTGGGAAAAACGCTTAATAAAAGTTAATAAAAAGTTGTTGGTAAACCAATAAACTATATCTTTGCCGTATGAGAAAGAAGTACGTGGCATATTATAAGAAATGTACAATAGAGGTCACAGGAGAAAAAGATTTCATGTACCGGATAATAAAAGGTGAACGGATGGTTCTCTTTGTAGATATGTTTTACAGGTCTACAACTGATGCGTTAAAGGGCGCAATGAGGTGGGTGGACAATAATGTTAGAAAGGAGTGAATTTATGCTTTTTGGAATTGTTTTTGCTATGATAATGAAGGCTATATGTGGAAATATGTTGGACGATTGATGATTGTCATTGCATGGCTTATTGTGTTACAGGTCTTGTCTGAATGTTAATTATGAAATATTTAAGAATACATTTGATTATATGGTGTTTGCCTTGTATAATATATGGTATTAATGAACAAATGAAAACCATTACAAAAATTTAACACATAATATTTCCTAATATCATTATATAGTAGTATATTTGCTTCATACAGGGATAGGAACGGAGTAGCTACCTTCCGACAAGCTGAAGTCAGTACGGCTTCCCTGTTCTCCTTTTTACTGGCGAAACATAATACTGGCTAATATGCAATTAGTTTATAAATTTGACATCAACCATTCTGACAGGCTTTGCGCTATCTGCCGTGTTACGAACAACCTGTACAACCAGGCGTTGTATATCATTCGTAACGAGTTGAAGGATAACGACAGGTGGCTGTTCTATCCCGACTTGGACAGGATAATGAAAAATGTCACCAACCTTGAAGGTACGGTGAATTACAGGCTTGTGAAATCACACGTAGCCCAACAGACATTACGTGTGCTTGACAAGGCAATGAAGGGATATGTCAAGGCAGTAAAGGATTGGGCGAAGAATCCGGGGAAGTATAACGGTAAGCCCGAACTGCCATGCTATCACAAACGTGGTGGGATGAGCAATGCTATATATACCAACCAGTCGTGCAAGATACATGACGGGTATATAATACTTGACCGTGACTTGAAAATACCCGTTCCGCAATGGGAGAAGTACAAGGACAGAATCGAACGGTTCAAACAGGTTAGGATAATTCCAAAACGTACATACATGACCGTGGAGGTTGTATATGATTGTGTCTGTTCGGATAATGTCGGTACTGGTATGGCTTCGATAGACTTGGGTGTGAACAACCTTGCCACGCTGGTGTGCGGATGCAATGCCCTGCTGTTTTCAGGCAAGGTTGTCAAGTCATACAACAGATGGTTTAACAAAACATTGTCCATGCTGCAATCCATAAAGGACAGGCAGGGTATAGATAAACTGACAAACAGGATGAGAAAGATGTATGAGAAACGTGAACGGTTTATGAATGATTCGATGCACAAGACCAGCAGGCGTATCGTTGATTATCTTGTATCACACCATATAGGCACTCTTGCTGTAGGCTACAACAAAGGATGGAAGCAATCCGTCAATATGGGCGGAGTAAACAATCAGAAGTTTACATTCATCCCTTTTGCGAGGTTGAGAAGCTGCCTTAGATACAAGTGTGAACTTGCAGGTATCAACTATATCGAACATGAGGAAAGTTACACTAGCAAATGTGACGCTCTGTCTATGGAGGATATATGCAAGCATGATAGTTATCTCGGCAAGCGTGTCAAGCGAGGACTGTTCAAGTCGGCAGTTGGAAAGGTTATCAATGCTGATGTCAACGGTGCGCTTAATATAGGTAGAAAAGTATTCGGTGACTCTTTCATGATAGCCGATAGTGGGCGTTGGTATCGCCCCGAACGGATTAACGTTCTGAAATGTGTGTAAAAATGTATATTAATACCTACACTATTCGAGATTGCAGTATTTTTGGCGTTCAATATCATCTCGTTTATATGGCAATTCAAGTTCTTTAAATGGAGTTCCATATTTTATGCCAAAAATACATGGAACGGTACTCGTTATGTAGACCGAACTCCTTGGGATACCTTTAAAAGGCATTATTCAGTTATATTATAATTTAAAGAAAAATGATAATAGGGATGTCGCATTCATAAAAACAATATAAAAGCTATGAACAAAGAAGAATTTCAGACAAAGAAAAATGATATCAATTCAAAAATAAGGGAATTGAAAAGTCAGAAAATTAAGTTGGAAAAGGAGTACATTGAATCCAATGCGAAGTATCCTATCGGAAGCAAGGTTTGTATCACCACCCCTGCATCAGTATATACGAGTTTGCATGATTTGACAGGTGTCACCGTTCCTGAAACAAAACAGTATGCCTATATTGTGGGTTATGATATCAGTTACCTGTGCGATATCAAACCATTGTTTAAAAAGATAAACAAAGATGGAAGTGTATCTAAAGTAAACTTGTATGTTAATCTCGAAAATGTTGTAATAGAATTGGTACAAGGTCATGAAGAAGGTAGAAGTAGGAACCCTTGACGAGAACGAACTGTTTGAACACAGGGGTACAATCTATGAGGTTTTATATAAGACGGATTATTGTGTTCGTTGCCAATACCCAAACGACAAATATCGTTACGGGGATATGTGGGAATATCTCTATACCGAATTTAGTTTATGGACAAAAGTTAATAAATTATGAAAACACTGGTTTTTGATGTGATGCTTGACGGGCGATTTATACATACATTCAGATACCAATACTGCCCGTTATTCCCGATAGACGAACAGGAACTGGAGAAGTTTGTCACCGACAGGCTTCCTACATTGAAAGGTAAAGATTTTAAAATAGTATTTTGATATGAAACAGACAGTAGAAGAAGCAGCGAAGGAAAATATCCTATTTAATCATAGGACAGTTGATAGAACTTTGTTTGGTAAAGATTTGGCAAAGTTTGGAGAGATTAATTTCGTTCAAGGTGCCGAATGGCAATCCAAGCAATCTCCTTGGATAAGTGTTAAGGAACGGTTGCCGGAACCAAACAAGCTTGTCCTTTGCAGAATGGTATCAAATGGAGCGATTGTTAGTGGCTATATCGTTGTTTCACCTGGGAGATCGCCATACGTTGCGACAGACGGAGGATTTGAATTTGAGGATTGGAACGACTACGAGTGTGACATGTGGATGCCTATTCCGTCTTTTGACGAGATACTCGAAGCCAACAGGGATGTGCTGGAACGGATTAAAGAGAAAGGAGATTGAGATATGGAAATAAATAGCGGAATAATAATAGATGGTGTGTTGTATGAACCATCAGAAGGATTTTGTAATGAATGTTCCTTGTCCCGGGAATGCTGTAATATTTTAGATGAGACCTATTGTTCCATGTTAGATTTGGGGACAGGTCAGTGTTTTATCAGTCGTGGCAAAGTAACGGATATTAAAACAGAGGAGGAAAAGAAATGAAACAGGTATTATCATTCGAGCAAATGAAACATTTACAGAAGATTGGGTTTGATACGAGCGATGGGAGCATGTGTTTCGAGTGGAATGAATCAGATTCAGATAACATGGTTGTAACCTCTCTGGATGCCGATACGAATTACGACCATTGTCGTACAACTTACACCTTGCAGGATATTCTCGATAAGCTGCCTTGCTTCATCGGCAAAGAAGTGCTGACCATCCAAAAACTTGCAGATAGCTATACGTGCTTGTATGTGGAGCCTTATTCTAGATCTATGATAAAGATTACAGAGAGTAAAGAACTCATTGATGCAGCATACGATATGTTGTGCTGGTGCATTGAAAACGGATATGTTAAAGTTGGGAAGGAGGAATAATTATGGGATTTACAACACAGTGTTTTATACGCAAAAATACTGCTAATATTAGAAATAGATTAAAAGAACTTGGCTATTATTGTAATCCATATTTAGGTTGGAATAATCTATTTACTTGTGTATTTGGAGTTAATTCGGTTTATTCATTGGACGATTATGATACAAATGGTCTTAAAGAAATATATGGTCTTATTGATTGCGGAACGAATGAAGAACTATTCCTGGCTATCGCTGCATTAAGGGATGATACGGACAAGAACCAATGGTTTACGGATGGTGATAAATGGATTCTGTGTCCTGAAATCAAGTTCTCTTCCTATTGGGTTTACAATGATATTGATGTTAATATAGATACCGTTCACAAAGCTACCGTAGACGAACTGATTGAACACTTTAAAACAAAGGAGGAACAATGAAAGCAAGAATAAAATCAACTGGAGAAATTGTAGAGATTAAGGATTTATATGATGATGGTACTGCATTGGTGGGAAACATGTATATCAAGGTGTCAGAACTTAATTTTTTTAGTGAAAACATTGATTGGGAACAACGTAGGTACGAATTGGCAAAAGACATTATTAAAATTGTTATAGCAAACGACTATGGTGTTAATTCTGATGTAGTCGCTAAATATTCGCTTAATTGCGCTGATGCCCTAATTAAAAGATTAAAGGAGAATAATTATGAATAGCGTACAGACACAAACACTTTCCATTAACGGAGATGGAGGTGGTGAGGCATATATTGATTTTTGCGATAGCCAATTATGTGTTTCAGTTGTCATAGAAGGGAAACAGGCAGATTTTCACTTTGAGCCTGTTACTATACGAATGTTTGCCCATGCTTACAAACTGCATTGTGAAGAATGTGAAAAGAAGAAAGGAGAATAACTATGAAAGTGTTAAGAGATAAAACTCCTGTCGCTCGTAAAGAGCACAGGTGCAATTTTTGCGGTGGAGTAATTTCCGTTGGAGAAAAATACAACAGACAGACCAATGTTTATGACGGTTGTGTTTATGACTGGGTATCCCACTGTGAATGTTCCAAGTTAGCCTGTGAACTTGATATGTTTGATGATTGCGATGAAGGACTTGACGATGATGGATTTATTGATAGACTTAATCAGTATGTTTACGACAATCATTATGACGATAAAATAGATGATATTGCGAAGGATTGGCAATTACCACGTTATGAATTAGTAAAGAAAGTGTTGAATGAATTAAAAAAGAAATAGTTATGACCGAAGAACTTGTAACATTGGAAACAGCAAAGTTGCTGAAAGAGAAAGGATTTAATGAGTATTGCAAAGATATTATTAAAGAAGACGATAATAGGATAATGCAATCTGTGTTCCGAACAAATAAGAATTTGCCAAAATTGTGTTATAGTCGTCCCACTCAATCCATTGCACAAAAGTGGCTGCGTGAAATAAGAGGTGTGTATGTATATGTAGAACCTGTTATTGGGAAAAGATGGACGCTTTCTTTTTGTGATTTCAATGTTCCAGTAGAAGAAAGCGACTGGATGGAGAAGGAAATAAACAAAGGGAATGGCTATAAAGTATATGTCACCTACGAGGAAGCACTGGAAGCTGGAATACAGGAAGCATTAAAACTTATATGATTATGGAAATAGCGGAATCAATATTTAAATTCATCCTTGCCTCATTAAATGTTTGTGCTCTTGCATTTACTTTAATTTTGGTAAGCAAGTGGCATCGCATGGAGAATAAGCTGGATGATATAGAAAGATATGTCCGCCATGTGTCAGATCGTAACGATATTGTTTACATTAACCAGCTTTCGGAATTGCAAAGACTGTTGATAAAAGAGGAACGGTATGAGGAAGCCGACAAGATTGGGAAAATAATCAAAAATGAAGAAATTAAATTAGGAATAAGGAAATGAATAGTATTAATTTGAACGAACTACGGAATATAGCTTACAAAACAGCTTGTGATCATGGTTTCCACGATAAAAGATTTAGTGAAGAACACTTCCTTTGCCTTATCATTCTCGAACTTATGGAAGCTGTGGAAGCAGATAGAAAGGGAAGATTAGGAAAGAAATGTAAATCACGTTTTGAAATGGACTATAATCGCTATCCTGTATTAGTGGAAGAAGAAAAGCGATTTAAGTGTTCCTTTGAAAAAAATGTAAAAGATACACTTCCAGACGAACTAAGCGAAGCAGTTATACGCCTGCTTGATCTTGCAGGACTTCGGGGAATAAGCCTTGAATCTGCTAGTAATGATATTAACTCCGAATATATGGATGATATTGCCTGCATGTACAGCCAATTGAGTTTCACGGAAGCGATATATTCCATATTTATCAAACCAATTGTAGATTACAAGTATCTTTCTACGATTGTAAATGAGATGATATTTTCAATCTTTGCACTAGCCAAACATCTTGACATAGATTTGCTATGGCATATTGAGCAGAAACAAAGATATAACGAATTAATACCTAAGTTGAACGGAAAAAAATATTGATTATGAAAACAATTATATTTACAATAATATGTATTATCGCCCTATTATGGGTTGGCGATCTCACAATTACATTTAAACCGTTTTCCATATCGTTGCCCGGTTGGCATAAGGCTTTAGGTATCATCCTGTTTGTATTTGCAATGGCGGTGTATAACATTGGAGAATACGCTAAGGGGTACAAGCATGGTTTTGATGATGGGATAAAGGAATGTCTTGAAGCGATTAAGGGAAATGGAAAGAATAGAGCAGATAGCAACAATTGATTTTTGTTATTTCCGATTAAAAATTCTCTGCAAACAGCTTTCTAATATCAAGTCAAACATCGAAAGACTAGTCGATAAGGCTTGCGGTTATAATGAAACCGAAGAGATAAGAAAGGAGTGTATAATGCTTGTAGAGCAGATCATTGAAAGCAAGAAGCAAATCGGAGAAGATTTCACAAGAGATGAATGTGTTTTGAATAAATTGAAAATAAATGAACAGTTGTGACATTAACTTCCCGTTACTCCGTATATTTAACGGAGTAACGGGGCGATATGAACTTCTTATTGACGATATGTCCATAGATGCTTATGGACGTGTAAGAGATAGCAGTTGTTGTGTTGTAGAATGGTTTACAGGCGTGTTTGACATGAACGGAATACCATTGTTTGAAAACGACATAATCATGCCTGTAAAGGACGGAATAAGCCAATATAGACGTATCTGGAGAACGGTAGGTGGATTTATACTAAGCAGGAGCAATGATGTAAAAGGACTGTCCAAATTGGATATGCTTGGTGCTGACTATCTTGTGAACGAACGTGTGCAGCAATACATATCTGATGGGTGCGTAAAGGTAGGTTCTGCAACAATTGATCTTGACCTGTTGAAAGGGAGAACGAAAGAAGAGATTATTAGGAATTTGTCTAGGAGAGTAAGATGAAAGATAAAATGCTAGAGGAAAGTTTGAACAATTTATACAGGACGTTTCTTATTTGGGTGATAAGATGTTATCCTATATTGTTCTGTCTTGCTATACTTGTCCATCAGTGTGAGGTTATACACTCTGTTGGCACAGGTGATATCATTGAGTATTATGATGGTGACACATTGGAGTACATTCAGTATGCCACTCCGTTTTCGGACAAGTACCTTACCATATTCTTTAACGCCAAACTGTTTAATGCAATATTGTTCTATGTGTTGTCAAAGGTGTTTTTATTTTGTATATACCATAGAGTATTTGTTATTGAAATGTTTATATACGCAATACTGGATATTGTATTTAATAATGTGGTGTTTGAGGATGCACATTTGGTTAATGCAATATACTATACATCCATTGGTTTTGTTACTGTTGGATTTTTCATTGCATTATACTTACATCAAAGATATGGAGATAGGAAAGTGCACACACATCAAACTATTAGTGATGGATATAGGTGCTGTAATAAGTAATCTATTTTTTACCCATAGCTTGTGTTCCTCCCGTATTCTTCATGTTTATTTTGACCTTTATGGGAGATGCCTTTTTATTTGATGTTACTTTAGGTGATTTAACATTCACCCTAATCACTTTCTTTGCCATATATTACTCATTTTAATTGTTTTGCAAAAATAATGATTTTTTTTGGTAGTATGAAAACTTTATGTACCTTTGCGGTGCGATAGTTTTTGGACTTTTTTGTTTTATAATGATAGCTGCTACCTAAAATATAAGCAGAGGTTTCTTCATACATTTTTCATAAGTCTAATGTATAACTGTCGCAAGTTGAAGAGATCTCTGCTTCTTTTTTTTATTTATGCGACAGATAAATGAAGAAAACTTAAATGACACAGGTGTTGTTTTAAGTACGGTAAATCCCTCCGAAATGGGTAAGATGTTTTCTTATAATGGAATAAATGTTAGGATGCGTAAGATGAATGGATATATCCTTGTATGTCTTACAGATTTTGCTAGGTTATTTCCTGATAAAAATCTATCCACTATTATAAATTCCAAGGAAATGACTGATTATGTAAATCGTTTGAGCGAAATAAAAAATTTTATTTCGACTGATTTACTGCAAATTATAAAGGGAGGGAATGTATCACAGCAAGGAACATGGGCACATCAAAAAATAGCTCTTAGGGTTGCTCAAAAATTATCCACTGATTTTGCTATTTGGGTAGACGACAAGATCGAAGAGCTTCTTACCACGGGGAATACTTCTATATCATCAAGACTTCCAAACTTCAACAATCCTGCCGAAGCTGCTAGGGCTTGGGCTGATGAGTATGAAAGGAATCAAGCATTAACCTTGGAAAACAAGGAGGCAAAGCTACAACTAGAATTAAAGACGGAACAACTAGATGAATCCAAGGAATGGTACAGTATTAAAAGATGGTCAAAGGAAAACGGTGTAAACTGGAGAAAGGTTAGCTGGAGAAAGATGAAAGTAATATCTTACGAGCTAGGTTACGAAGTGAAAAAGATTTTTGATGCTAACTATGGACAGGTTAATATATACAATGTGAATGTATTTAAGGCATACTTTAACAAATGTGAATAAATAATATGTATTTTAAAATGTTTAATAGTATGTCATTTTATTGATTATATTTGCATCATGTTTGAGTGTAGAAGCAAACATATCTATAATGAAAGTTTAGGGGGAAAGCGTTCCCCCGATTTTAGTAACCGTAAAAATGATAAAACCATGATTCTACTAGAAATTTTTCAAAACTGCTTTATTGTAGGGTATGATGGAAAGAAAATACCCTTTGTAAAAGATGATTTCCTGTTTAGTGATACTGGGGAAAGATATATCTTGACCAACAAGGAAAACAGTGAACAGGTTAGCCTACCGAAGCAATCGACAATAATAATTAAACATAATATTTTTCATGAAGGTATTGATTAGAAAGGATTCAAACGACATAAGAAACGGACTTGAACGATTAGGGTACACCGCTTCCGAAAAAGCGTTGGATGGATTTGGTGATGGCATCTTTGTAGATAAGTCAGATAATACTTTTCACGTAAAATCAGAGTGGGAAGTTATCCGTATGTTTCTTGAAACAGTAGATTGCGGAGATGATGAGAATATGTTTTTTGATTTTGTAGAAAACGACATAACGTCAATAATGCCAATGATGCTAGGTAAATATAAATCTTTAATAAAAGTTGATAACTTTCCCATCATTAATACATCTAGCATTCAAGATGTGTTATACCGTGAAGATAGAGAACATAACATCATAGAAGTTATTGTTATTTCAGTATATGGGTTAAAGTTGAAAAGCGTAAAGGATGTTGACTTTTCAGACCCTAATGCGGATACAATAATAGCATACATGAAATCGTTGCATAAACAACTAAAAGAATATATCAAATGAAATGTAATTTTACCCCTATGGACAAATTCTACCAGATACTGGATTACTATGGTTTGTCTTACACGGATATTAAGAAAAATCATATCCGTGTGTTTTATGGAAACAAGAAAATGTTTGATTATTATCCGCTTCGCATGAAGCTGTTTGATTACCACGAATGGCATCAGCTTACTTATCCGTTCGTGAAGGGCAAGGAAGATGAATGGGAAGTAGAACTTACCATGTTCATTAGCGGAGTGTTGGGAGATGAGATGTTTAAAAAGTTTAAAAACGATTGATTATGGATAAGAAAGAGAAGGAATTTACTCCAAAAGCTATAAATTTGTGTGGCAAACGGAGAATGCTATCATCCATAAAAGGATGGGAGATTGTTCATTATAACAATTACTCTAAAGGTATAGCCAATGTTCAGCCTGTGGACAAACTGAGAGTAACACTTTCAGGACGTGAAGTAATTGAGTATGTCCTATCTGATGGAGATAAAACGATTGATAAACTAGACAGTTATTTCGGATTGCTATGATGATAAAAGTAGACATACCTGAACCGTTCATAGACGGTGACAATACGATGGTAAACATCACGTCTGATTCATTCTGCTATTCCAGCATTGATTCACGTTATGAAGGATTTCAGAGTTCCTACAAGGACGGGAATATGAATCAGAAGATACAGGGAAAACTAGAGATAATTGCGGACCAGTTTAAAGAACTTATAAAAATAATAGAAGATGGAAAGACATTTGTTAATACAGGAGTGTGAGAGAGAGGAAAAAATGAAGGAGTTGCGCAAGCTGCAGAACGATCTTATCAAGAAAGGCCGTATGGTTGAATGCTCTCGTGTAACAGCCAAGATAAAGGAGTTTCAGGAAGCATATATCAAGGCTTATCCTGACGGTAAATATGTAAGGGGCATGGATATTATCAAGAAGATGTCTGATGATGAGAAAATGGATTGGATGATGTATGTCAACGCCATTGCTTTTTGTGCTGATATTATCCATTCTTCTTCCATAGAGTTGAATGAAATGCTAAAGAAAACACTCCCCGGATCTAGCCTTCAAATGTTTGAAACGCTTGAAAAGGTAGGTACTATGGCAAAGAATCAAATACTATGGATGGATAACAATGTTGACGAGAAATACCAGGATGATTTTGCAAGATATGCCGATGAAATATCCGTGATGCTTTTATCATTTGTTAAAAATAAATTTTTACCCAGAAAATGACACGCGAAGAAATACATAATAACGTACTGACAATAAGAAATTATTATTTCAGTATTCAGAACAAGATTGACAATGGATACAATGTTTCAGAATTGGACATAGATTCAAAAACGCACAACAAGATGATTGACGATACAATAAAATCAGCCTTTGAAGATCATAAAATTATTCTTGCTTTAGAAAAGTATAAGCTATGAAAAAGAAAGAAATAGACGAAGGATATATTGTAGGTGACTTTTATATTATTAAAAGCCCTATCAAAGAGGGATGGCTTCACGTAGTGAATATAAAAACATCTTGGCAGATAAAGGTGATGATGGGAGCGAATACGGCAAAGTTTCTAAGCCTTTCCCAACAGGAAATATTTGACAGGATTAACGGAATATACATTCAATCCATGATGTCTTTATACGATTCAGATTATGCCTTGAAAATAGCTAAAGATGCTGTGTCTTATATGTCTGAAAAGGCAAAAAAGATGGAAAAGGTGGAGAAGAATGAAAATGAAGATATTGAAAAGGTGAAGAAAGATGAGTTTATGATGAAGATAGCCACATCTTCCGATGAAGAAATTATGGACATGATCATAAATGGGGAAATAAAGTACGAATATTTCAAGCAAGAACAGGAGGATTAAATCATGCAAGACTATATTTCAGACTGGTTCATCCCGATGGATTTCGGTAATGATATGCCTGACGAAGAGCCAAGTGGTGAGGATAATTTCAATTTTGATTAAGTTAATTTGTTAATAATAATAGACATGAAAACATTTTTTGAGTGTAAAATTCGCTACGAAAAAGTAGCAGAAAATGGGATGAATAAGAAAGTAAGTGAGCAATACATGGTTGATGCGCTTAGCTTCACTGAGGCAGAAGCACGTATTATATCGGAAATGACACCGTTTATCAGTGGCGAGTTCACTGTTTCGGACATTAAACGCTCCAACTACAGCGAACTGTTCCCATCTGAAGAAGATGCAGCCGATCGCTGGTTTAAGTGTAAGCTGTTCTTCATTACTCTGGATGAAAAGAGCGGAGCGGAGAAAAAGACATCATGCTATATGCTTGTTCAAGCAGCCGATTTGAGAGATGCTGTAAAGAAACTAGACGAAGGAATGAAAGGCACACTAGCAGACTATGTAATTTCGTCCATAGCCGAAACCGCCATCATGGATGTATATCCGTATGAAGCGGAAAATGATTCCTGCTTATCAGAATACCCAAGTGGACACAAGACGGAAGCTGTCATAGGCGGAAAGAGCGTCATTGTAGACAAAACGGGAAATTCAACTGTAGTTTTACCTAGTTAAATTGTATATATATGGCAAACGAACAACAAAATCAGGTTTTCCATCATTGGAGAACTGGAAGTCAATCTGATTATGTGGGAGTAGAAATACTCCCTAACGGTCAGTCTATTATTGCTACAATATCCCATATCGTATGGGATGAGAATGCAAAGGTACAAGGTAGCAAGAAACCATCATGGATTGCTTACTTTAAAGAAACAAACCTTGTTCCTAAACCTATGCTGTTGAACAGTACGAACCGTAAACGCCTTACCAAGCTGGCTCAGACTGATTATCCTGAAACCATCCGTGATTTTCGTGTCATATTATGCAAGGAACTGACACGTGACCCAAGCGATGGAGGAAAGGTCTACGGATTGCGTATAGGGCGTGATGTTCCGCCACCACCACAGAAAGGGAAGATGACAGTGAACTCTGATAAATTCAAGGCTGCATTGGAAGCGTTGAAAAGTGGAAAATGCGACATTGGATACATCACGGCAAGCTATGATGTGGACGCTGAAGCTATGAAATTGTTTAACGAAGCGACTAAGAAATAATGGAAGCAGAAGAAAAAGAAAAACTATGGCTTATGAAGAGGTGTGGTAAAATCACCTCTTCCGCCATTGGAAAACTTATGGTTTCCGGGAGAAGGGAAATGACACCTTCCGAACTAGAGGTTGCAAAAAAACAGGGTGTAAAGAGAAAGACAGTTGATGTTCCTTTCGGGGATACAGCTATATCTTATCTTTATCAGGTTGCAAGGGAGAGAAGGTTAAACAAACCATGCCGACATATATCCACTTCTGATATGGAGTGGGGAAAGGATCATGAAAAAGACGCTATCGAGTGTTTTAACCATAACACGTTCTCTAGACTAATGTCCTGTGCGGATGATTTTGACGAAATTGTTTTTGTCGATAATATATATGATGGATACGGCGATTCTCCCGATGGATATGGATTTGATGTCAATGGTAAATTATCTTATATAGCCGAAGTGAAATGCTTTACTTCTGAGAGTAAGATTGAATATTTGAGAGAAGCAACAAAGGGACAAGCGATAGAGGAATACTATTGGCAGCTAATGTCGCATTTTCTTTCCCATCCCGATGTAGATAAAATGTATTATATCGTATATGACGGCAAGTCAGATGATGATCCGTTTGATTTACGCCCGGTTAATGATCCGTCAAGGCTTTTGTATTGGGAACTTGACAGAAGCGATTATAAAGACGATATAGACAGGATGGAGGATAAGCTACAAATGGCTCTATCTTATCTTTCATTCAACGAACGTGATGCGAAAAAATACCCAATAAGTAAAATTAATGACTTTGTTGGTGTTTCAAATACATAACGGGTAATTGCGGAGTTACCACAAAAAGTTAATAATATGTCAACAAATATAACATTATCTAAAGAAAGTAGTGAAAGCGAAATTAAGGCGTATTTCAATGAAATATTAAAGCTATCACAATCTGATAACGAATTTCCAGTAAATTTTGATGATGTATGGATGCTTGTTTATCAATACAAACATAAAGCAGTAAATGAACTTAAAGAAAAGTTTATTGAAAATGTTGATTATCAGGCAATAACTCAAAAGGTTGAATGCAAAAATGGCATTGGGTATTCAAGAAGAATTGATTATTATATTACTGTTCCATGTCTTGAATTTTTTATTGCAAGAAAAGCAAGATCGGTATTTGAGATTTACCGACAAGTATTCCATCATACCGTTAATAAGGTTATAGAGGATAAGTCAATTGACAATCAACCAACCATATCGGATAAAATGAATGCAGCTACATGGGCAGCAAAGTTTTTGAACTTAAATGATAATTCAAAGTTGATTATCGCAAAACAAATACTTGACCCATTAAATATATCTCTTCCTGATTATACATCATCAAAAGGGATACTAAAGTCTGCCTCTGAGTTGCTATCTGAAAAAGGAATTAAAATTTCCGCACAGGCATTTAACAAGGCTGCTATCGAAAAAGGATACCTATGCGAATTGAGCAGAAATTCTTCACACGGTAAGAAAAAACGATTCAAATCAATCACGGAAAAAGGTCTTTCTTATGGGGAAAACCAAGTAAGCCCGAATAATCCTAAAGAAACACAACCGTTGTGGTATGAGGATAAGTTTGAAGATTTATTGTCTAAGTTGTTATGACTACATTAATCAAGCACAACAAACCTAATCGTGGGGATGAAATAATCATCCCCTATCTTGCCATAGAAAACAATATCAACTTTATCATGCTCAATGGAGGTGTAGGTGACGTTGAACTTATGGACGGAACAAAATGTAAGTCAATAAGCTGCACTCCTATCAAATTTGATGATGCAGGAGATGATATATATCGTATATATGGCATAGGAAAAGAAGCATGGAAAATGGCATGGCTGAAAAGAGTACATACCATGAGTGACGAAATTGTAAAACTAAAGTTAGATTTCAATGCCAGCAATTAGCGAATTATGGATAGATTATCCAATATCTTACCGTGACGAAAAAGGAAGGTTCGTCAAAGGTCATAATTATGGATTCAAGAAAGGAAGGGAAGTGTCGGATGAGGAACGTGAAAAGAAAAGAGTTCTTATGAAGGAACTCATTAAAAAACGAAAGGAAAACGGTTCTTATCTCGGTCATAGGAACAATACAAGGGCTGTCATTGCGATAGAGGATGACACGAACAGATTCCTATGCTTTGAAGCCTGTTGTGACTGTGAGAGGAAATTAGGTATGCCACAACGCTCATGTAGTTCTTTCTGTAAGGGGAAAAACGGGCATAGATGGAGAAACTTTAAATTGTTTTACGAAGATGAATACGGATTACGTTGACGAATTTGAAAACTATGACAGGAAGCTGATCAAACTAAATAGCGACACTGCCATTTTGCTTCACATATTCAAGAAAAAGCCAAACCACCACTTCGAGGATTGGATGGTTCTTCAAGACAATGAGGAATACTTTAAAAAGGAATGTGTTCCTGATTACGAAGATGCCGCCAGGCAGTTTGTCAAACAGTTTGAAGGAGAAGAGTGCATGGCTTTTGTGATTGCATTGAAAAACGAACTTGAAAGAATGATACAAGAAGATGAGTACAAACGAAATAAAGCTAAGGGATTACCAGGAGGTGGGGATAACCCGTCTGAGAAATGCCCTGGCTAATCATAAACACGTCATATTCTCCGCCTGTGTAAGTTACGGCAAAACGGTCATAATGAGTTTTATGGCTAAAGGTGCTGTCGAGAAGGGGAATAAAGTGCTTATCGTATCCCACAGATCTGAACTTATGACACAGACAGGGGGAACGTTGGAAAGAGTTGGCATACAGGCTGAATATATCTCTCCTAAGCACAGGAACATACCTAAAGGTCTAGTAGTATCCGCAATGGCTCAAACTCTCCGTAGAAGGATTGAAAAGCCCGAATGGGTTGAATGGGTTAAGAGCGTATCTCTCTGTCTGATAGACGAAGGGCACACCTCTGATGCGGACTTTCTCTTTGAATCAGGTTTGCTTGATGACAAGTATGTAGTAGGTCTTACAGGAACCCCGATGAGAAGTGGAAACCAAAGGCAGCTTGGCATGAACTATGAAGAGATTGTAGAAACTGCCCAGATACAGGATATGATGGACCGGGGAAACATAACCAAGTTGAGAACGTTTACGGTTGATGCACCCGACTTGTCTAAGGTCAATACCGATTATCGCACAGGTGACTTCGATAGTAGGCAGATGGGGGCGGTGTTCAACAAGTCTGTACAGTACAAGGGGGTGATTGAAAACTATATGCGTATCTGCCCGATGAAAAAGGCAATCTGTTTTGATGCCACACAGGCAAATGCGATAAGGATGTGCGCTGAATTTAATGAAGCTGGCATTCCTGCAAAATTCCTCATATCAGGCATAGACAAGAACAAACCGGATGAGTTGGCATTATATGAAAGATACAAGCATCTTACAGGAAACAGGGAACAGCTTATCAAGGATTTCCATGACGATAAATTCACCGTTATATGCAACAGTGGTATCTTATCTACGGGATACGATGAAACAAGTATAGAGGTTTGCATATTAAACCGTGCTACACAATCCGTTCAGTTTTATATCCAGGCAACTGGCAGGGCTATACGGCTTCACCCAAATAAGACAGAAGCATTTCTCCTAGACTTCGGTGGTAACATATCACGGCTCGGCAAGTTTGAGAAAGAACGTAAATGGGCTTTATGGCATAACAAAGGGAAATGTGAAGGAATACAAGGAGTGAAGGAATGTAAACAGTGTGGTAAATATATTGCCATAACCGCTTCGGAATGTCCTTTCTGCGGATATGTATATCCAACCGAAAAGGAAATAAGAATGGCGGAACTGCAAGAACTGGTAGGAGATTTAAAATTTGAACAAATGACACCTACGCAATTTTTCCAGTATGCGGAACTTAAAGGATACAATACTTACTGGGCGATACGGCAGTTGTATATCAGAAATACGGAATCTGATTTTCGTAAAGCCATGAAAGAATGTGGATATTCTAGCAAGTTTATATGGGGGTATATTCAAAGAAACAAAAAATAACATTATGAAAAACAACATTAATCCTTGGGAAGTGTTTGATGAGATTGAATGTTCCCATAATCCTGAATATATTGTTTGCGTATCACATCTTAGACATTACACGAATATTTTTGGCATAGACAAAAGGCTTATAGATTTTCTTGGAATGGAAAAGAATACAATCTTAGATATTGAAACATTTTGTTTTGGCGGAATGGACGTTTTCGGAATAAAAGAAGATTGTACTTCCGTAATAGAAGATTGTAAAAGACAAAGGGAAGCAAAGGAAGAAGCCTTGGCGAAAAACAGGAAATTGATAGCCATGCTAAAATTGAAACGTAAAAATATGTGCGGCGTAGGTACAAGAAAGGTGAAATTAATGCTTAATAAAAAGATAAAACAAGGAGATTTTACGGCTAAAATTTACCGTGTTGCATTGGAGATACAAGATTACAATATAAAGGCTAAAGACGCTCCATTTCCCTACTCAGATAAAATGTACGCAAAGAAAGAAGATTTGATTGATAAACTTATCAAAATATATAACGAAAGTCAACTATCTTTTGGGCGCTCAGAGGATAAAGAGCAAAGAGTTTCTTTTATTGTGTATTTTGATCTTCCTTTAGGGAATCAAATCTCTTTTCACTCTACAGTAAAAAGGAATATTCCTGCATATGAAAAAGAATGGGATGGATTGGTAAACAGTACATTGGACAAGTTAGAAAAAGAAATAAAACAATACTTAAACATTTAATCATGGGAAAAAATTTACTTAACAGCGATGGTAAAATTGCCTTGTTTCATGAAGCTATAAGGCTTGACTTTAATCTGCCCAAATATGCCGTTATAGAGCAGAAAGATCCTAATCCAAGTGTAATGTCTTATGATTTCCTAAAACAATACATGGAAAGCAATGACAAGGAAGGAGTGGCGGAATTTAATCTTACCGTTTCACCGACAATGCTTGATTCTGTAAAAACAAACCAGGAGCACAAGCAAGTAAGACCCTACCTTCTTGGCATAAACCATAAGGAAAACTCATGGTTTAAAAAGATTAAGGATTATGTAGACGAATATAGAAGATCCAAGTTTGACGTAATACATTTCTTTTCTGAGGTGAAGATACAGACAGAGAACGAGATGAAGCAATACAGGGATAGAATAAAAGACTATATACTGATGCTAGGTTATGCTGAAAGATCCGGTCAACACGCCTTGAAAGAAAAACTGTTCCGAAACATGGTGATATGTAAATACGAAAGCATATTGTTCAGTAAAGGATTATACAAGGCTATATCAGAGGAAAATCTTATGAAGTTTGCAAAAGGATGTCCGAAAAATCTATGCCTTGATTACATATCTGACTATACAAGAATCATACCATTTGACATAATTAGGAAAAAGACGGACATAGACAAATATGAAATATTTGATAATTATGTCATTCTCCACTACGACTTTGATAACAACGGAACAGATTTACCGTCTGACAAGAAAAAAGAAGAGGTGAAAAAAAAGAAAGACCCTATTCTGTTTGGTGTTATTGCAGGAAGTAACAAACTATACTTTATAGGTGACTGGATTGACGAGTATTGCGATTTGCGGTTCGATGATGTGGTAAAACAATGCACGGACGATTTCTTGTCAGAAAACATTTCTTTGGATGATCTTGCAAAATAGCAATACAAAGCCTTGCAGAAACGGAGAGTATTGCTGCTGTCGCTGCAAGCATAGATACACGGTTATTGTGGATGGATTGTTTGTTGGATACGTATGCTATATTCCTTGGTTTGATAAACATGTTGCCATGAAGATAAGAAATAGCGGACATGACATGTGTGAAGGATTTGAGATGGTTGATAACAAACTTTAACCTTTTATTTTTCTCATATATGCCATTTCGTGATATCTTTGCCAAATACAATTTTTTTTATTATGGCTGAGGAAAAACGGTCTGCGGAAGAAAAGAAAATGCAGAAAGATATAGTAGTTAGTTATAGGAACGAGAAGGAAGGTAAAGGATGCAGGGGATTGCTTGTAGCGTTCTTTTCCGAACTTCTCCATCCTGCTGTAAGTGGTAACAAGTCGGCTGAGTTCCGTGCTCTAGGGGCAAAGAAAAGTATGCCTGACCTTGCTTATATACATGACGGTAAGATATATGGCATAGAACTTAAAATGCCTGACAGTAACCATGACCGTAATCATATAATAGAACAGGCTGATGTGATGGCCACATATTTCTTTCGAGGATATTTCGTATGGTCTAAGGAAATGTTGTGGAATATACTTGACGCTATCGAGCGTGGCCAGCCTATAATGTCGAATACATTGCAGGTTAAGGATTACTGTTTACGTAACAGCACTACAAAAGTAAGTTTTGAAAAAATAATAAAAATATTGGCATGAATAAGATAGTTTTTGATAGAAAAGTTTTATATTCAACGTTAAACTCAGCCAAAGCCTGCCTTTCCGATACAGGCTTGACGATATTGAAATGTTTCCGTTTTAAATATGTAGCATCAGAAAATTCAATAGAGGTTACTTCATACAATAACCTTAATGAGATGCGTTTGATTATTCCCGTTATTGATTCAGATTGCAATGACGGGCAGGAGTTTGCAGTAGACGGGATAAGACTTGTAAAGCTGCTCAAAACAGTAAAGGATTCCATTGTTACGGTAAAGATATATGATAAGGATATAATATTCTCTTACAATGGCAGTGAAGCGTCTTTCTTTGCGGAAGATGTAGAATCTTATCCTGATATTAAAATGGGCAAGCGTGGTACCGGGATAAGGGTCAACTTGAACAGGAATGATCTGTATAGAGCATTAAAAAGAAACATTGGGTTTAATGATATCAGTGACGTTGTGACCAGCCTTAGTGGAGTGGGAATAAATTTTATTTGTTCCAATAATTGCATTGATATATGTTCGTCCGATAAGATTGTATTTGTAAGAGATGTTATAGAATGTCAGCCGGATATATCAAAGGACTTGTGCATAAATGTAATGCCTACTTCGGTAAAGGAAGCGTTATCCTTTCTTGAAATGTTGTCAGAAGAAAATGTAACTGTTTCTGTATCTGATGATGAAAGGGTGATGTCTATATCTTATGGGGATTTCGGGTCTGTCTTTAATTGTACTCTGATGGAGGTTAAGTTTGTAAACTACCTGCCATTGGTAAATAATATAAAATCAAACTTTAATTACTTTATTAAAGCAAGAACTAGCGACTTGATAGATTCCCTTTCAAGAATAAAGGTAATGTCAGATGTATATAACATATCACATTTTGTTTGCAGGGAGGAAGATAATAAAATGGATATAACATACACAAATGATGCAGGGTATAAAATATCGGAAAATGTCGGAATTGAAGGATCTTGTCAAGGGCGTTTTGATTGCAATCTGAACATTGAAAAGATGATTAACGCATTGAAGGTATTTCCTGGGGATTATGTCACATTGGCATACACTAATCCTGAGAATAATGCTCCTATATGTATCATTAATGAAGAAGGAGATTATAAATTAATGGGCGTAGTAAACATTTTTAAGAGTTGATAACTATCGTTTAACCTATCGAATATATCGTTTTATTATTTTTGCAACAAAAATATATAACTTATGGAAAACGAAGAAAGAACAATTCAGATTCTCGCTGAAACAATAGATAGGTTAAACAAGACGATAGAATCACAGAACAGGCTGATTGAGGATTTAAAAAACCGACTTGAAACAATTCAGAACGAATATAGCCCTTCAATTATGACCGTAGGCGTATTGATAGAAAAGTTGAATAATACAAAGACAAGAAGCGGAAAGGTAAGATTTGAAGCATTATCCAAACATATAATGCCATATCTTACCAATCAGCTTTATGACGAGTATGATTTTAATGATGCCATTCCTACGTTCAAGGAAGTTCCGTCCGTTGAAAAGCCTGTAAATCGTGATATGATAGATGATATGATCAATGTTATAAAATCAAAGAGAAAGATAAGCGAATCATCCCAAAAGGCATATCTTTTAATGCTTAAAAGAATATTGTCCGAATCAAAAGAGATGAGCAAATATATCAATGATTATATTATCTCACTGAACGTAAAATCTCCTTCAAATATATCTCTTACAGAGGAAGAAATAGAATTATTCTGGAATGTCGATCCGTTTAACGTTACAGAAAAAATTGTAAAGAAATTATTTCTGATTCAATGCTATACTGCCATGAGATATTCCGATATTTTCAGATTGAAAGATTCTATGATGGAAGGAAATGTTATTTCGTATATATCAAAAAAGACAGGTAAGAACGTTGAGGTTCCCGTACCTTCCAAGATTATAGAAATGATAAAAGAGGTTAGATCGTTCGATAAATACAACATAGAATCTTCCTTAAAGACTACTATGAACGAAGTTCTACCAACCCTTGGATGTAGAGCAGGTATAAACAAGCAAGTATTTGTAAGACGGGCAAATGTACTTATGAAAGGTCCGAAGTACCAGTTTATAAAAACACATACAGGACGTAGAACAGCTATTACCAGATGGGCTAATATGGGAATACCAGAAGGAGAACTGAAATCTATGGCTGGTCATTCTGATATAAGAACCACGAACAGATATATTACTGCAAGCGTATCAAATAAAACCAAAAATATTTTAACTTATGGAAATTTTAGAGAATGTGCTGTCGATTGAAAAAATGAAACACCTGAAAGAACTTGGAGTGAATACAGATAACGCATCAATGACTTGGATGTTATATCCTTATGAGGAAGGCAAACAACCACAATTATCTTTACGAGAGTGGAGAACTTTCAAGGAACCGTTCAGAAAAGAACATTGTATTCCTGCATTTACTTTGCTTGACATTTTGGAACTGTTACCAAAAGAGATAAAAACAGGAACGGATACTTATTGGATTACAATGTATTTTAGTGACAATTGTTGGCATATTTGTTATTCCATGTCTGACGAATTTGATTATTATCAAGAATTTTTATCTTACTCATTAATTGATGCAGCCTATGAAATGCTGTGCTGGTGCATCGAAAACGGATATTAAGATAGACAAGGAGGAATAATTATGGGATTTACAACACCGTGTTTTATACGCAAAAACACACCGGAGCTTCGGAAGAAGCTGGAAGAGTTGGGATATGAAATACTTAATTCTGGTAATACAACCTTAGATGCACATAATTATGACGGCAATGGAAGTCATAAAAGCATTGAAGAAGGAAGAGCAATCATAACATCTTATGGGAATTTATATGGGGTGATATATGATATAGATACCGTAACCAAGAAAGGAAGGATTGATTGCGGAACGAATGAAGAACTATTCCTGGCTATCGCTGCATTAAGGGATGATACGGACAAGTACCAATGGTTTACCGATGGGAATAAATGGATTATGTGTCCTGCAATCAAGTTCTCTTCCTATTGGGTTTACAATGATATTGATGTTAATATAGATACCGTTCACAAAGCTACCGTAGACGAACTGATTGAACACTTTAAAATAAAGGAGGAATAATGAAAGCAAAGTATTTTAAAAAGATAAGAAGCCAAGTAAAGTGGTATAAGGTATCATATAGAGATAGTTTATTTTTTAGTTTTAGCGATGAGAAAGAAATATTGGCTAAATCTCCTGAAAATGCTTGTGTCAGATACCATAAACGTACTGGATGTTTTGTTAACAAATATAATCCCAATAATATTACACAACATAGTGAATCTCTTTCAAGGTTCAAGGTATGTATAGGTAAGAAAGTAATGTATTTCGATTAAATATGAAAGCAGAATGGAGCCTTGGTTTCGCTGATGCGCTAATAAAGAAATTGAAAGGAGAATAAAATTATGACCGAAGAACTTGTAACATTAGAAACAGCAAAGATGCTGAAAGAGAAAGGATTTAATGAGTATTGCAAAGATATTATTAATCATAAGGGTATAATGATGGAAACCATATTTAGAACTAGTAAGGATTTACCTAAATTATTTTATTCTTGCCCTACTCAATCCGTTGCCCAGAAGTGGTTACGTGAAACCAAAAATATTCATATATGTGTATATAACTGTGCTTGTGGCTATGGATACGAAATATCTAAAGCTGACAATGGAACTCATATAACCAGTTCTGTTTATGAAGGACCTAATGATGGTGGTAAATGGGATGTCTACGAAGACGCACTTGAAGCTGGTTTACAGGAAGCATTAAAATTGATATAAAAATGAAAAGAATAATTACTGTCCAAGACATGATTGACGAACTAATGTTAGTTGTCAATAAGGATGCTGAAATAAATATCGTAATGAATACAGGAGATTATCAAACTGAATACATTCCTGATCTATATGATTTTTCTGTCATTGATTTTACTGATGTACATCCTGATGATGGAAACTCGGAAAATAAAGTGGTAATAGAAATGTTTCGTTAAAAGAGAAATAAATAACACTCAAAACATAAAAGAAATGAATACAACCTTTGAAAAATCGGCTAATAGTACCGATGAATGGTACACACCGAAAGAAATTATAGACGCATTGGGTGAATTTGATTTAGACCCATGTGCCCCAGTAGCCCCCCCTATAAAACGGCAAATGTCATGTACAACAAAAATGACGATGGATTAAAACAGGAATGGAAAGGTCGCGTTTGGTTGAACCCACCTTATTCCCGTCCTCTTATAGAATGTTTCGTTAAACGGATGGCAGAACATGGAAACGGCATTGCTTTACTTTTCAATCGTTGCGATTCAAAGATGTTTCAGGATGTGATATTCGAGAAGGCAACGGCAATGAAGTTCTTGCGTAACCGAATCAGATTCTTCCGTCCAGACGGAACTCGTGGGGATTCTCCTGGCTGTGGCAGTATTCTCATCGCTTTTGGTGAGGATAATGCAGAAATATTGAGAACCTGCGATATTGCAGGCAAGTACGTTAGAATAAATTAGAATGACAAAAAGATGAATAAAGAAGAATTTTTAAGCAAAAGATACGCCATTGATTTAAAGCTAAAAGAATTGAATGGAGAAAGGGAACAGTTGGAAAAGGAATACATTGAATCTAACCAAGGATTCCCTATTGGAAGCAAAGTCTGTATAACGGTCCCGGCTCATGAAAGGATATTAGTTCCCGAAGCGAAGAAGTTAGCCTATATTGCAGATTATGATATTGATGATAACGGAGAGGTTGTCCCCTCTTTAAGACAGTTGGATTGCAATGGGGGCATGTCAGCAATACCTTTATTTGTTAATTTAAAGAAGGCTGTAATTGAATTAGCGTAAATCAGATTAGGAATGAATATGAGTGGAAAAGATGTATTAAGGCTATTACTTATCAGTTACGGTTTTTGCCGTAATATTGAGATAAGTACTTATATTGGAGATGGTGGATGGATTGGTTACGAAGTATCGGCTAGTAATGACGATGGCATTGAATACTATGCAGTAGATTGTGAAGGTTTACTTTTTCATATATACGAGATACAGAAATTTATGAGAGATGGAAATATTGAACCTCGTTTAATGCTTGGAAACTCTAGCAACAAACATCTTCTTTCAGATGAGTCTTTAAATAAGCTACTGAATATGTCAGAGAATGAAAATTACTGTAAAACAAACCCTTATGAATAGGCGTAAAACTGATATAGATATGAACAATTTAAAATTATATATCGCCCGTGACGAAGGCAAATGGGATGAAGATGTACAAAAGGCAGGAGAACTGAACCTGTTCTATGACACCCCGCAACTTCTGTTTAACGTAAAATACTGGACATCATACTGGGGAAATGCCCGTAAGATAGCACATATTCCATCATACATGTATCCTCAAATCAAGGATAAGGAGTGTTATGTTTTCAACAATCTTGAATTATACCAAAGTTTCAACTAATAAGAGAGAGGATAGGCAGTTAGCCTATCTTCTCTTTTCGTATTTTCTTTTCATCTTTCTTCTTTCCACCCGTGTCATTCCCATGCTTTGAGCAATACCGAACAGGATTTCCTTTTCCGAATCGTTAAGCATATCATATACTTCTTCTTTGCTTTTTCCGCTAATCATAGCCATAAAAATCTTTTTCATAATGATTTATTTTAGTTTTTTCTTACAACAATCGCAAATCTCGTCTTTTATAGGTTTTGTAAATAAAGCACCTACATATCCTGCAAGGTATCCAGCTTCTTCTGATGAAGGCTTTATGCCATAATGATCAATTATATGACCAATCATGTGTTGTTTTTCATGCTCCAGTGTATTCATAAATTCTTCATCAGACGTACTGTGACTGATAATAATTACAGTGCACTTATTGTTTGAATACGTTACACCGTAATTGTATTTTTCAGTCTTTATCTTATCCGTTATCCTGTTCAGCAAATGAAAAGGACAGCCAATATATTCCAGTCTGTATATCGCTCTTAAATAAGAGTATTTATCCACAGAATAGAATACATCAACCGTCCAGTCATATTCCTCAATGTATAGTCTTTGTCGTACCATAGCAATCAGATATAATCCTCCCAAGAGAAAGGTGTTCCACAGGCTATACACTTTGCGTAATACTCGTCAAGAGCACGGGTAGGGCTTCCGTCAACATCGTCAAGATAGTCTTTTACAAACATACAGGCATATTGCTCATTGACTATGGATGAACCCATATAGTCGGCACGTACCATATTCAATACATAAACCTTGTTGTATTCCACATCATTCTTCAACTCAACATTGAATTGCTTCATTAATGTTTCCACTTGATCCTTGTCATACGGGTGTATTTTGTTTCCGTTCCTGTCTTTCATTTTGGAAACGGCATATTCACATAATTTCTTAGAGAAGTTCCATCCGTGTTCCGCAAGATATTTTTCCATTCCCGAAGGAAGTTTCTCATATACATCTAATCTCGTTCTTTCCATAGCTTTTGTTTTTAAAAAGATAGCCCGTAGCAAACCACTACGGGCTTAAACCAATTTAATTAGCGTCTACGTCTGGCGTAAGGACCAGTACCTTTGACTCCGCGTCTTTCTCCGTACTCATCATCATCATCCCACATTCTTTCGCCATAACCGCCTCCACTTCGTCCGCCACGTCCGCCACGTTCACCATAGCGATCTTCCATTTCTTCCATAGCGTCACGATAACCTTCTTTATACGCTTTTTCTAATTCCCGGTCCATATCTTCACCTTCAAAGCTACGGCCCATTCCATATACTTTCCAACCCATAGTATTTATTTTTTATTGTTGTTGTTATTATTATTGTTTACATGTTGCACGTCAGGCAATTTGATACCAGAAGCAGCAAGTTGTGCAAGTATATCCTTTATCTGTGACAATTCACCTTTAAGTTCCTTCATCTCCTTGTCCTGCTGTGCCTTTTCGGCAAATGCAGGATTTAATGCTGTAAGCATCTCATCGCAGCTTTTGATTACTTTCTGATGGTATTCCACAGATTCCACAACCCTTACACTACTTATTTTCATTGCTTCTATCTCTGCATTGATGGCATCCTTGCTTTCCGATACAACCACATTTCCGCCTACTTGGGAAAAGTCTGCTATACTAAGATTGGCTGGCAACTTTTGAAAATCAAGAGTATCATCTCCAACCTTAACTTTCACATCCACAACCATTTCATTTTGCGGAAGAGGATATGCTGTATATCCGTTCTGATATTTAGGAACAGGATTTGAAACACTTACCACAGTGCCCACATCACATCTTGGGTTTTCCCCTTTATGCAATATGAAAAACTGCTGTCCTTGTCGTATTGATTGAAACATACTTATTCTAACTTTTTAATATCATTTTACAGTGCTTCTAGCCTGTGCGGCAGTAGCAGGTGCAACGATATGATTAACTACTTGAAATATCCCATTACATTTGTCGTAATAGACAAAGTATTTATTGCCTTGTGAAATCTCACTTGATGGCATTTGATCTCCAGAACCGTTTACCAAAGGAACCTTGCTTGTGGATGTTGATGTGGTATTTGTCAGTGTGGTAGCCACAGAAACAAGATACCCGTCAGATCCGGCAGCAGGAACATGATTTACACTCAAGAGCAAAATACCTTGATTTGGCAATCGCCTGAACAGGCACGGGCTAATACCATAGATAACCTCTGAATTTGTCGTGTCTGTTGTTACAGAAGATGTCCGAACAAACGGTATCCCTCCAAAGTCAAGTCTATGTACCCCTCTGAAACGGTTAGCATTATATCCCATCATATAAGGATTAAAAAAATAACTCATAACTTTTCCCTTTCTTTAGAATTTTACTATTTTTGCATCGGGATAGATAGGAGCGATCAACCTATTGAAAAGGGTTTGCTAACGCCCTTCCCTCTTTTTCCTATGTTAGCATCACTAAAACTAGTTAGCAATGACAAACGAAGAATTTATTAAGAGCATCTCCTTGGAAGGAGAAATTTGGAAAGACGTAATCGGATATGAAGGATTATATATGGTTTCTTCATTTGGACGGGTTATCTCATTGGGAAGATTTATTTTACCTGGTAGAGGCGGAAAAGATAGATTTAAAAAACCTAAGTTAATACATCTATCTATAAATCAAAATGGATATTATAAATGCTCTTTATCTAAAATGGGTAAAATCTGTTATGTTAGAGTACACAGATTAGTTGGAGAAGCATTTATACCAAATCCAAATAAATATCCATGTATAGACCATATAGACACAAATACAAAAAACAATCATAAAGATAATCTTCGATGGTGTACGCGTAAAGTAAATCAAAATAATCCACTATCTTTAATAAAAATGTCTAAATCACATAAAGAAAGATGCAAGAAGGGACAAATGTATGTTCGCCCCATTGTTAGAATACCATTAACGGGTAATGATATCAAAATTTATAGTTCCATCAAAAATGCAGAATGTGATGGATTCTTACATCAAAGCATTTCTAAATGTTGTTTGAATCAGATGAATAAACATAGAGGATATAAATGGATGTACCTATCCGATTACGAAGCCCAATTCAATAAGTCAAAGAACTCTTAACTACATTTTAGCAATTGCAACCACAGTTGTCACCAGCAGCGTAACCTGCGCCAAAACCAGCCATGAACGGATAACCCCCATAGCAGCAATTTGGGTTAGGTACAAAATACGCTGGAACAGGGCACGGAGCCTTAAGTTGTCCAACTATATTTGCAGTCTGAGCCTGTTGAGAAGCAGCCAGAGCCAAATTGCTGTTTTCCTGACGTAAGTTCTGAATTTCACGTTGCATTTCTCTCTTTTCCAACTCGCAGAATCCACTTTGGATGATTTGAGTTTGAGCGTCAATCTTACTTGACAAGATGTTAAACTGAGTGTTTGTATTGCTTGTCAAAGTATTAGTCTGCTCTACAGTAGCCAAACGGCTATCACATCCTTGACGTTCAATAGCTGTACGGATATCGCAGCAGCAAGAAGCAAGCTGAGAACCGATAGCTGCACTATTGGACTGAATTGAGTTGATGATCTGTTGAGAGGAAAGACCTACCTGATTACCAACTTGCTGAATCTGTCCTTGAATTTGGCAGATAGCATTCTGCAACTGTTGAGTAGAGCAGTTCAAAGAGCTAGCCAACTGGTTGATAGCTGTTCCGTTTCCTTGAATAGCATTCATCAATAATTCACGTCCTGCTTCATTGTTCAATTGAGCAGGGATTCCGTTTGCTCCATTGCCAAACCCGTTACCGAATCCGTTACCACCCCACAGGAAGAAGAGCAGGATAATCCAGATCCAATAACAACCAGCACCACCCCAAGCGTCTTGATTTTTGTTTCCATTCATCAAGGCAGCTACAAGATTGGGGTCTAATCCTTTATTCTGCAACAGTGCAGGAATCATTGACATAATACCTGCGCTTTCTCCAGCGGCAGGATTGTCGAACATAAAAATTTTGTCTGAACCCATAATATTGTAATTTAATGTGTGTGTATTATAACTCCCGTAAAGACTGTGCACTCATCTTTACGAGTGTAAATTTACAACATGGATTGCCTAAACAAAAATAAAAATTTCGCAGTATAACCTATTGTGTTTCAGATAGTTTAAACTTGTTAAAATAAGTTATTTGCTTGTGTGTTGTTTTTCCTATTCGTATATTAGCGCAATAATTTTAAAATAGAGGAATTGAAGATGAAAGAATTAAAAAAATGGAATAATAATCCAATAAAGATTACGTATTTAATACCTAGTGGAAACAAGTATGCTTATATAAAATTAGGTGACACTGTTGATCTGACGAACGGAACATATAAAATAACCGCTTTGGATAATGAAGAAAACATTTTCCAAGCGGTTAATATGGAGAATAAAGATGATTGTGTTACAATGTATGCGTATGAGGTTGTCTAGCTTTTAGTCTTGTATTTGCCCCTTGACTTCTTTGGACGTATAAGCCCGTTGTTTTTAAGAGCATCCAATGTTTCTTTCAAATAAACGGGTTTTGTCATTCCTTGTACTCTCACGGGAGATAATAACGGTTGTACGGGATGAAACTTAGTGCCTTTGTATGTAAGCCTTGCAAACTCGGTGTCACTCACATCAAGATACTTTATGGCATTTTCTCTATCAAAATAAGACGGTATGATAGTTGATTTGTTTATTGCGTCAGTAAGGAAGTTGAACTGTTCCGCATCAACATTCGAGTTTCCGCTTTTCAATGCTAGAGATATTCCGTCAAGTAAGGAAGCTAATATAGTGTTATAATTCATGCCCATGACTTACTCGATAGATGATATGTTTGCTGTTCCCGTAACACTCACCTTGCTTCCTGGTGTGACTGAAAAATATTCCACCGTTCCTGCCGGGAGAAGCATTCCTGTTGGTGATATTCTGCTTGATCTGCTTTTCGTTTCCTGTACCAATGAGATACGGCATCCATCCGATGTCGCTACTCTTATAAGGTTTGACAATGCTGTGTATTCCTTGTCGGTTACATCTTCCGATGCTGATATTCTTGCAGCTACGATACCTTTTAACGCTTCATCCTTTGAAGCGTTTTTGGTGGAGAAATACCCACCTATCTGTTGTTTATCATTGTTTTCCATATCCTTTCAAGTAAGATTGTTTCACACTTTCGGCAAACTCGTTCAGCTTTACATAATCCGGGTCAAGTTTGTTTAAAATACCTTTTCTGAGAGCCGCTTCTTCCTCACCGTTGGGAAATTCATCCTTTATGGCGGCATCTACCGTTTTGTCGTATGATACAGGGTTCTTTACACGCTGTACATCGGCTTTCCACTTTTTGACGAACTTTTCCTGTACAATATTTCCCATATCGTCCGTTTCGGGTTCGTCAACTTGTTCAATGTTTAAATGAACATTGCTATATCCAGTGCCTAAATCAAAGATAAAGGCAGGCTTCTCGTCAAAAATCAAACCTCTTTCCATAGTTTAAATATCTAATGTTCCATCAAAATAATAACCCCTATTGAATTTTATGACAACATCTTCCAATGGTAAAAGGCTTTTGTCTACTTGGGAAAGGAATGCTCCTAATGTTTCGTATCCGCCTTTCACAAAGCATTTTTCTCCTTTGAACAGTATCTGCATTCTTACCCATGTACTATTGTCCTTCTTTGTAGATGGTCTTACATCAAAATCAAGAATGTCTATATGCTCATCGACAAGTTTGTCTATCTTTATATCCTTTCCGTCAAACTTTCTTGACACTCTTATATTTAAGTCACTAATCTTTGTCATGTGGCTATTATTATTAACTAAAACTTTATTAATTAAGTTTTTAGAATCACAGTGCATCAACATACCCATATAACTCGTAATTGATTTTGGGTTATTACGTTTTGACGCAAAGTTTTTCTTTATTCTCTTTCTTATTTTGGTATGACCGGGAGTAAAGACGAATCCACCGAAATCTATTCCTTCTGAAACGGGGAATATCCTGTAATTTTTCTTCATCTCTAGTTTCTTTTCATACCACAGGTAATTTCTTATCCTCCACAGCCATTCATGCAACTGTTTCTTGTCGTGGGATAATATCACCATATCATCGGCAAATCTGAAATAATGCTTTACTTTGAACTGCTCCTTTATAACATGATCCAAAGACCTTAATACCAAATGGCTTCCTATCTGAGCGTCAGGATTGCCAATAGCCAGACCTTTGTTGCTGTAATTAAGCGTATTCATAAGCCATAACGCATCCCTGTCTTTCAAGTCTTTGCTATATGCCTTCTTGTAAACGCTGTGTCTTACGGACGGATAAAACTTCTTAATATCCATTTTCAAAACGTATATTTTTCCGTTTTTGTCCATTTCAAGCAATGTCCGTTTCATCTTTCTCACAAGGGAATGCTTTTTAACCTTACTTGTAATACCCCTTTTGGGCAGACAGTTATATGAATCAAGTGTAAGGCTTTTTGTCCATCTGTCCATCATGGGTACCAAAAGGCTGTGCTGGATAATCCTGTCCGGGTAAAACGGGAGTTTGTGTATCTCCCTTACCTTTCCTGCATCAGTCACTTTCTCTATCACCTCATACTTGCTTACATGGTATGATTTGTCTTTGAGCATCTGATAAACATTCTGATGATATTCATCCTTATGTTTCTCATAATCCCTCACACCCCTGTGATTCCTCTTTCCTTTCTTTGCCTTTTCAGCAGCAGAGATAATATTATCCATACTGCCTATCGTTTCAAAAATATTATTCAATCTTTTCATCTTACGTGCTTTTCTTTGTCCGTTGAGCCAAAGATAACTAACTTTCCATATACCTACAACTGTAAATGTACTAATAAGTTCCCATTCTCAAACAATGGGTTGTCTTGACATTTTCCATCTTCCTGACGAGGCTTCTGTATAGCAGTAATTTTTTTTAGCACGTTAGCTGCCACCGATGTTCGTGTTCGCAGTTTCAGGGGCATTGTTCGCATTACCATTCCGCAGAGAACAATTGTCGTTGTCCGACTTACCACCAAAGTAAACACCACCATTCTACAGACCGCCTTTTTTCAACTAACCGCCTTTGACAGACTTATTTAACTTTGCTGACGCATTTGGTTAGATTTTTAATTATGCAAACTTAAACATTATTAATATATTTTGCAAGTTTTGGGAGGGGGATTTTTCACTTCGTGAAAAATTAGGGTTGGGTTATTGTACAACGAAAGCCGCCACCGATGTCCGAGTTCGCAGTTCCAGGGGCACCGTGAGCAAGACCAGACCGCAGAGAACAAGCGGCGTAGCCCGACAGACCACCAAAGAAAACACCACGCCTTCCAATCTTACCCGAACCTGCATTTCCCGTAAACCAGTTGTAATGGCATTCCCCCGTGTGAAGATTGCTTCCCTTGACCTCTCCAATAAGAGAGTTCTTAAAGTTCTTCGTTATGCATCCTTCACCTCTAGCCATAGAACCGACAAATTCATATGTGTTCTCAAATCCATAAGATTCCCCGGGATTCTTATCTGCGGCTACATTGTCTGTAGTCAGATTGTTTACGTCATAGGTCTGATAAATATCTATGGATGTAGAATCGTGCATGACACAATCTATCCCACTGTACCACATCCATATATCTCCCCACCCGGCAATACGTCCCCGAATGATAGGTTGCGTGAAGCATATTTCTATTTCACGATTTGTCACTGCCGCATTATCTGGAATACTCCACCCACTGGTTACAGTTGCATTGACAAATTTGGCTACGATACCTGACATTTCCCCGTCAGCCAATCCGTTATGACCTTGGAAGTTGTAGTATTTGTATTTTGTGCTTTCATATTCAAACTCGGTGTCGGGAGCGACATTGTGTTCCTTTGCGTATGACATGGCAAGCTGCGCTTCAAACATCTTCATGCAAGGACGGTAGTTGTTTATAAGCTGTGAAAAATTGTAAGCAGTTCCTGTTTCTGATGCTTTAAATCCTTGCCCGTTCATCTTGTAATACACATAGGTCTGACCGTCCGCCTTCTTGAATCTGACGCCTGTCATTTTCCCCCAGCTTGACGCATCGGGGGCTGAATCGTTGGATGATATTCCTTTTCCGCAAACAGACTGTGCGTGTAGGTCTTTTGTTCTGAATTTGATAAAGAGAAGCGTACACCACACTTCAAGGTCAAGAACGAAAGCATTTGCATAAGGATAGTTCTTCGTAATGTTCGGGTTCTTTGCCCTGGCGTATTTCTCGTAATCAAAACGTGACACGTTTGTCGTAGGCCATCCATTTCCTTCCATTATGTTCACGCCTAGATTTCCTACTGATGTTGTTCCTTTTACCGTGTTGTCAAAAATAGATCTCTGCTTCCCATCCTTTATCGTGGAGTAACCGATACTCATTCCGAACGGTTTTATCTCTATGGCCGTATCGCCACCGTATGTAAACGGAGCGTCACTGACGAGCCTTCTTTCGTATGTATCATCCGTTCCTCCGTTGATTATCCAGAAAGGCTTGGTGTTTACAAGCATGATGTCGCTTCCATCATCTGTTACATCAGTTCCGTCAATAACAATATTTGACGGGCTACCGTCAGCCATTTTGAAGAAATTGGTCTGGTCAAGAAATCCGACTACCTTACCGTCCTTTACCTTTGCCACACAGAAAGAGTTGAGGATGGGATGAGATGTCTTGAACTCTTCCTTTCCTATCCATGTCTGAAATACAGGGTCTGTCTGCCCTCTTCTCATCTCCACTCCATATATGTTCCCCTGCTGCATCTTTATCTGTTCGAGAAGCGTTTTGTAGTCATTGGTGAAATCATTTGTGGATAACTCCTTACCGTCCACCTTGTCTACCTTCTTGTCTAGGGCTGTTTTCTGTGCGGTGGATACGGGCTTTTCGGCATCGGACGTATTGTCCACATTTGACAGACCTATATTGTCTTTTGTTATATTGACATTTCCTGTCCTGTAAGACTGTTCGGCATTACCTTTCACGCCTATGACGGTATTCTTCTGTGCGCCTTCCTGTATCCCGTCAAGTTTGGTTTTTAACTGGGTAGTAAAGTTGTTGTCGGTATGAACATAGTTTTCGTCCATTACCATGCCTTGTCTTATCTTGGACACCGTGACGGATTTGTTCTCTTTAGGGCTTCCCGTCACACATGGTATCATCTCTTCTCCCGTAGCGGTCTCAACGGGAGGCATCTGTGAAATTTTAAGATTATCTTCCATTATATTATTCCGTTAATATTAAACCATCGTTTTCAAGCAATATGCTGTATCCATTTTCAGTGATTACGGTATTCCGAAGAACCTCTAGCGTTATCCTTGAATCAGCAAGCTTCCATGAATTGTCAGAAAACGGCATATACCCGTCTTTCTTTACAGACAGCGACATCGTGCTATTTGCCATACCCCGTACTTTCACTGTACCGTCAGACAATGTTTTGTACTGTATTCCACCAACAGTGACCACAGCACCCTGTATAGGAGAACCCGATACATCTACGACCGTTATCGTTACGATAGCCTTTGGTATATAGTAATCAATCAAATCCTGCTCGGTGAATCCGTCATTCTGTTTGGTAGGGACGGAATCGAACCCGAAGGAGTTGTAGAAAGCTGAACTAATCCATCCGCTATTATGGTCAGTATTGCTAAAGAATATAGGAGTTTTAGTTTTATCACCTGTCACATCATTGTTTACTATGGTGATTATTTGCTTTTTGTTTAACAAAGCGGAAACTATTGTAGATTCATTCAGTGTTCCATCAATATAGGTCTTGCCGTTTGAGTTCCTACTATTATAAGCAATACTACCTTTGTCATTGAATACGGCAAACAGCCAAGGTTCAGTAGTATTCAGTCTTTGGTCATAGATAAACTTTCCATCAACAAACGGATTAATAGTAGTAAACAACACCTTAACGCCATGTTGTAAGTTCTGTATTTGCCCATAATCATCTACCCCATCAGTTACTAGGGCGTTGGGATATCTAGGTATAAACTCTATTGTTACATCCATATCTCCTGCACTTCCTGTAACTCCTATGGCGTTATACAATGAAGTGGTTCCTTCGGGATAGGTTAATGTCACCTCATGTTCCCCGTTGTCAAAAGTATAAAATCCGCC